CTCCATGGATACTATAAATGTTTATAGTAGTACATTAAATAAAAGTTATAATGATTTAACTTATAGTGTGGTGGGTGATATGTTACATGAGGATCTAAGTGCAAGTATTCATCCATACTCTAATAAGCATTATGGGTCATCGGTAACACAAAAATTTGTAACATTGAAATTAAAAAATAATATAGAGGATTTTCGTAAGTACGTTGAATTAACATTTAATTCTTATGCTAATCAATATTATTACTTTTCAGGTAATCAACGAGCATATAAAGCTTTTCGTGACGACCATTGGGTAGTCAGAGTAGAAGGCCACCAATTGTTACCGATAGGCGCAGGGTTTGAGAAGACAAAAGTAATGCGCAAATATATTTTTAATTTGAGACATTACGACACTATTGATGCAGCCATAATTGACATGATTGATAGAGTGACCCTGTTAAGGAATTCAGATTTGGAAGTAGCTATAACATCTATAGGTGGAGTATATAAAGATCTAAATGTATGTGTGATGCCTAGCGATATAAATGGTATTTCTGCACGTAGAAAATATTATACCAACAGGACTCTGTCTGGATCTATTTTAGTGACTAGACCACAAGATGCTGATTTATTTGCCTATATCACCCCTACTGGTTTGGAGGCTGAAAGTAATCTTACTAGCGAAATTACAGGGATAGATTATGAGAATCCCACGGACGGTATCGTTGATTTTAATTTTGAGGGTAGTGGGGATATACAACCGCCATCAGATCAAATAGATTTTACATTTATATTTGGAGATAACTAATGATGATACGTAGAGTAGGAATAACTAGAGGATATAGGACTATAGCAGAGGCTTATTATATGGCTCTACCCGGTGATGTAATTTTAATTGATGAAGGGATCTATAATGAGCAAATTAATATGGTGGGTAATAAAAATGTACACCTTGTAGGTAATACAAGAGACCCCGGCCTCGGTAAGGTCCGGGTCATCCCTCCTAATGAAGCTGCTACTAGGTGTATAACATTTACTGATTTTACACTGCAAACAACTATATATATAGAGGGCATAAATTTTAAATTTCCACCCACAAGTACTTTAGAGCCTATAGCTGCTTGGCGTTGTTATGAGACCGAACTAGTATTCAACAGATGTATAATAAATGCAACCTATGTACATGAGTATGTATTTAATTTTGATGTTGATGAGATCAATTCAATTACGCTTAATAATTGCAGAGTGATATGGAAAGACGATTACAGTTATACTGCCCCAGGGGCAAGTCATTTTGAAAGGTCAGGTAGAGATATAGATTATAGAATAAATAAATGTATTTTTAGTAATTCATTGGATAATCTTAATACTATTTATTTTACCCTTCCTTCTAAGAATGGCCCTAATGAACTGACTACAGATAATACTGTTTATTCTTGTACTAATCCAGCAGGGTATATGGGCGACATGACAGCACTGTTTGATGATGATATTATAAATGGACCAATCATTCATTCCCACGCCCATGCGTCGGGCGATGTTATTACCTTTACTACTGATTTTGGAGAAGGTAATGAAAAAAGTATTTACTATTTTCGCACGTCCCTGTATGCTTATGCACGGGCATCTAGTGTAACTTTATACGGTTCTTCGGATGGTATAAATTGGGTTAAAGTTGTAGGTTTTCCGTATGCCGTTCTTTGGTACTCTAAAACTTTGAAGATGGAGGATTCATATAGGTACTATAAGGTAGATTTCGTGGCAACTGGTGTTTTTATTTCATTCTATGATTATTCTTTGTGTACGGAAAACCTGGATTATGCACCGTTTGATTATACATTGAAGTCTAATATTTCAGGTTACGGTCCGCATTACGGAGAATACCAGAAATACATCTTATCTGATTACTGTCTAGAGGGTACTGTTTTTGATACGTTATCTGAAAATACTGTGACTAATACTGTAATTCTAGATGAATACAATGGTTCTAGTAAAATAGAGTTATTAGATGACAATTTGTCTATAGCACTAGACAGCACGTATTTAAATCAACATAAAGCTATTAAAGCTTCTGTTGGTAAAACAACTGGCAAATGGTATTTTGAATTTAAATCTTATGAGTACTACTCACTTACTAATAGTAGGGTTGGTTTCGGCCAAAGTTCCGCCGCTAATGATTATGCTTGTGGAGGAGCTGATAGTAAAAGTTGGGGGATGGAACTGTCTACAGGTAATTTTTATCATGGTGAAGAGGTTGTTAGTCAAGGCACTGCAGCCTTATATTCCAGTATAGTAGGTGTGGCATTAGATTTAGATAATGGGAAAGCATGGTTTTCTGTTAATGGTGTGTGGGTACTAGACGGTGACCCATCTCTTGGAATTAATCCTATATTTGAATTTAGTAATATGCGTTTATTCCCAATGATATCCTTACAAAATATTGGATTTTTTAATGCTTATTCAGATATAATATTTGACCCTTTTGATTTAAATTATACCATCCCTGATGGTTTTTCTTACTATAGTGAGGGAGTTAAATGGAAGATAAATTATTACAATACGGCTACTAACGATTATCTTGGGTACGTTTATTCAGATGATACGGGTAGTTATAAGATAATTACTACTTATTCTGGAGCGCATTTTTTAATATGCGAAGATGCATCCACTGCTCCAAGTTATAATGACTTAATATATAGTAATTTAATTCCAAAGGGGTATGTATAATGACAATAATTAGGGTGGGTCAAGATAAAGAGTTTTTAACTATTCAGGGAGCTTTTAGCTCTGCAATTAATGGAGATACTATCTTTATTGATGAAGGTACTTATGAAGAAGCACTTTATTTTGTAAACAAAGCTATTAATTTAGTTGCAAATACAGATTATCCGTCAGAAGGTAAAGTAATTATAAATCCAATTAGTTATTCTACTCCTACAGTTAAACGGTATGCTATGCCTCTAACAATAGCATATGCAGAGTCTGAACCTCCCAGAGTAATGTTTATAGAGGGTATTAAATTTGTTTCTGATGTTAATAGTAATGAAGAAACTATAATAAGGCTAGAACAAGCTGAGGCAGGTACTACTTCTTCTCTAGATATAGTATTTAATAAATGTATTTTGGACGCTTCAGCAGGTTTGTATAATTCTGGTGCTGTAATATTTAAAGAGTTAACTACAGGTTATCCCGTCAATAGTGTAACTTTAATTAATTGTGAGGTATTATGGTTAGATGGGGACGATATGGTAAATTCGGAGTTCTATTTGATACCAGCAAAAAAACTACAGAAATGTGTATTAAGTAGTCACCCACCTATAAATACCTTTGGAGCCTCGTTCGACTTGTGTGTATCAGGTACTATAACTTCTTCCGGCACCACTAATCAGGAAAATATTTTTGATGGTAACGAATCCACTTATGGTGCTATAGGGTATGATCCAATCGGCTGGGTGGGCTATCAGTTTTCAGCCCCATTTGCTATAAATCAGCTTAAAATTAAGGGGGACAGCTCTGGTCATGGCAGTGGCTTTACTTTGGTAGCTTCTACTACTGGGGCTTTTTTAGGAGAAGAAGTAATTTTAAATATAGACACTATTGGGATGGGGTATACTTGGTCAACTTATATTTTTGAGAATTATAATGAATACTCTTATATTCGCATTTATAATACCGGAGATGTGCGGCCATGGCAAGTTTCAGAAATAGAGTATAGAAAGATTATGCCTGAGGATAACGACTATATTTTAGTAGACAATAAAAATAATTTTCAATATGGTCCTTTATATTCTTCGTTTATTACAGCTATCCAACCAAGCCATTGTTTTTCAGGTATAGTGTCTGTTAATAGTACTCCAGTAGTACGGGATCTGAAATTATTTAGAAGAGATAATGGGCTCTTTTTAGGCTCTACTACTTCCTCTGGAGGGACAGGCGAATACTATATTGAATCTTCCTTCGGTGGTCATCACAGTATAGTGTGTTCAGATGATGCAGCTCTTCCTAATTATAATGATTTACTTATGTCTAAATGTTTACCTAAAGAGGTACCTAATCTCTATGTTCCGGTAGAACATTCTCCTCAAAGCGTTAAAACATTCATTATGGATATGGCGGATAATTGGTCTGGTGCCACTTATATATCCATTAGGTCTATAGATTTTTTGTTTGAGGGTGTTGTTATACCTTTAGAAGTTGCATTTAACTGTGAGTCTTATAGTACTACTGATTATAGTGACTATTACTACTCTAAATATGCTTTTAATACTGCCACTTTAAAAACTGGCGCTATAATATTCCAGAGTTGGCTTTCTCAGAATGGCCTAGCAACTAATCAGCGTTTAATATGTGTATTTAATGAATCAATACTAGTGGATAAAATAAGAATAAATAATAGCCATCATAATGGGACAGAGACATCTGTAGGGTACGGTGCCAAGAATACAAAAATTCATATTTCGTCTATTGAATACACCGATACTACATACAATAATCCAATTTCCCAGAGTATCGAAGTGTTTGATGGTATTATTCCGAAACATATTGCAGAAGATATTGAAGATCCTTTTGATATATCTATTTAAATACTTGACAAATATTTATTCTGCCTTACATTATATTCATATGAAACTACCATTATCTAAAATAATTTTATGTGTACAAAAAATAAATACTTGACAAATGGTTTTTTATGTATTATATTATACCTGTTGAGAGAATTTTATCTAGGAAAGAAGATTAAACTAACCTTTATATAGATAGAATAAAGTAAATTAACATTAAAAAGATAGAGGTATGAATGGAATTTTATGTCAAGACCGAGGAGGCTCAACGAGCCTTCAAGCTTTTGGGTGTAACGGCTAAAGTAAACACCACTGACTTCGATGGTCAGATTCTTATTAAGGCACTACCAGATAGTGTTCTTTTCTTATCTAACAACGGCAGCTCCGGAATTTCGTGCGAGGTCCCTGCTAATGTTACTACTCAAGGTAAAGCTACTGTGATATACAGTAAGATGAAATCTTTCATCATGACCTTTGTCCCATGGGACGGAGAGATTGGTGCTAAAGAGTTTCATTTTTCTTCTAAGTTAGGCAAACTACATGTAGCTACTTCAACTAAACATTTAAATGAGCTGGAAACTAATAGTAATCTAAAATTAGATCAGGTTCGAGGCTCTGCTTTTGTTTCCCAAGTTTCATTGAATGAACCCACTATTATACTCAACTCCAGTATTATGAAATCAGCAATCGAAAAAGGATTATATGCTATTGATGCTGCTAGTCTTACTGATTATGTAAAAGGCTTAAGAATGTGTATAGAGTCTAATACTATTCGGTTTACTTCTACTAATGGCCATGTAATATCTGATTATGCGGTTACTAGTGAAGGGGATTTAAAAGAGGGGGATCATTTCCTATCACATGAGTTTCTAATGGGTCTTCGTCGTATCATTATAGATGATGCTCAATTATTTTTAGAATTTACTAAATCTAAAACTGTAGTTGCGTTAGATAATGTTGTATACTGGTCTACTGCTTTACATTATAAAGAATATCCCCAATTTAGGTCTCTTTTTAAAGAAGAAGAGAAAGAAATAGAGGTGGATCGAGAAACTTTATTGAATGGACTTTCCTCTTTTATAGATATATTGGATGAGGATGACCACAACCGAGTAACTTTAGAGATGGCTGATAGCAGATTGGCATTGAAAACTGATAATTCATTATTTGAGTATCCAGGCATGACTGGAACTGTTGAATTTAGTATTGACCTAGATGGTAGAGAGATGATAGCCACCCTACATGCCTTAGGGGACGACTCTTTAAAGCTAAGGTCTTTAGGTCCCAACAAAGGTATGGTATTTGAATCAGTAGGTTATGAAGATCATAAATCTTATGTGGTCAGTTTAAAGCCGAGGTAATACCATTATGTATGGAGTAAATTTAATTGCATTAGAAAAAGCTTTAGAAGAAATGAAAGCGGGCAATCCTTTAATACCAGAATCCTTCTTACTTGATAATGTGTTAACTAAATGTAGAGATTTATTAGTTAGAAATAATTATGCTGTTATAAAGAAGCCAAGAACAGCTTTGAAAGTTAAGGATATAAAAGGTCTAGTTGATTTGTATTATTACATTCTTAATGCTACTACTGATTTGACCCCTTATAGAGATGACAAGATAGATTTAACTACAGCTAAAAGACTAGTTAAGCACGTACAATCAAGTACTGGCTTAGACTATGAGCTCGCTATAGTAAAATGCATTAATATAGTAGAAGGGTTGTTTAGATATAAGAAACAACTTAATTTAAATCCTGAAATTATGACTACTTTTAAAGTGTTTGGTCAAGATAGGTTAGGATGGATTACTGAAAAGATAGTATACTTATTAAATAAAGAAGCACATGATGAGGCAAGGCTAATATCTAGAGCCGATGCTGATGCTGATGCTTATGTTAAAAGACATAATATAAAATTTGGCTGGGAAGACTTAGAAGAGCTGGCTAATAAAATAGGAGATTAAAATGGCTGCAAAGAAGAAAAAAGAAGAAACCGCTAAACTTAGCGCTGCTATCGAGAAGAAGGCTACAGATGCAGTGTTACTTAAGATAAAAAAGAAATATGGAAATGTATTATCCCCATTATCTGAGGCTAACGATTGTATTAATACTGTTAGTACTGGGTCACTAGGATTAGATTTAGCGTTGGGCCGTGGTGGTATGGCCTTAGGCCGTGTTTATGAGGTGTATGGTCCTAATAGTAGTGGTAAGAGTACCTTAGGGGTACATGTAGTTATACAGGCCCAAAGAAGGGGCCTTAAGTGCGCTTATTTAGATGCTGAGGTAGCAGTAGATCCTAAACTTTTCGCTAACTATGGAGTAGATTCCGATAAATTAGATCTAGTTCAGGTATATGGAGGCGAACCTAACCTTGATATTTTACAAAAACTTATTGAGACAGGGGCTTACTCTGTAATCGTTATTGATAGTGTTAGTGCTTTAATACCAATGGCAGAAGCAGAAGCAGACATTGATAAAGATCATATGGCACTACAAGCCAGGCTTATGAGTAAAGCTTTAAGAAAAATAGCACCTAAAGCAGCGGAAAATAGTACGCTATTGATATTCGTTAATCAACTAAGAATGAAGTTAGGAACTTATGGTAATCCTGAGACAACTACTGGTGGAGAGTCTTTGGGTTTTTGGACTACAGGCAGAATAAGCATTAGAGGTCCAGAAGCTAGAAAAAGACGCTTATTAGATGATGCCGGAGAAGTATATGGTCATATAGCTGCTCATGAGATACAAAAGAACAAATTAGGGGAACCATTTAAGAAGGCAAACTTAAATCTTATATATAATAAAGGGTATGATTTTTATAATGAAGTCCTTGAGATGGCAGTTAGTCTAGATGTAGTTGAGAAAGCAGGTTCTTGGTTCAAATACAAAGATGAAAATTTGGCTCAAGGCAATGATAAAACTCTAATAGTTCTTAGAGAAAATAAAGAATTATTTAATGAAATCAGAGATATTGTAATAGAAACTGTAGGATTAAAGGAGCAATATGAGCTACATAGCAACCCAGGTCCACTCTACCCTAGTTAAATTATTTCCAGCAAACCCCTTTAAACAGGTGTTTTGTGAGCACTATGTAAATTTTCAAGGACAGCGACTGTTTTTTGATTTTTATATAAAGAAGTTGGGGGTATTTATTGAAGTCCAAGGGCGACAGCACACCGAATTTGTTAAACATTTTCATCAAGATAAGAAAGCATTTTTAAAACAAAAAGAACGAGACAATTTAAAAATAGTATGGGCAGAAGAGAATGATTACAGTTTGGTACGGATTAATTTTGATGAAGAAATAACGGATAGATTAGTAATGGATAAAATAACAAGAGCTATGGAAGGAGGATTCTATGAGTGAGCAAACAAAAAATAAATCTACCCCTGATTCTTTGAAATATAATAAAGATTGTGCAGATTTTATTTGTCTTAGTGATGGAACCATTTATAGAGAATGTAAGTATTGTAATCATAGTCTTGAGTGCCAACAGGTTGATATATTAAAGGGAAAGCCTGTACCAATGGAATCACATTACTGTCCGATTGTAGACCCGATTACCCTTGATCTGGTCGAGTGGCAATATTATTGTACTGGTATGCATGATACAAGATCTTTAGATGAACGAAAAGAAGGTGATGATAAAATATCATAGGAGTTAATTATGGATAGTGGAGTAATGTCGTTTAATAGGATAGAAATAAATAATGATTTTTTAGAACAAATTTGGAAGTTTAACCCTGTAACTTTAGGGTCTCTAGATGATTTAACAGTAAGCCAGTACTCTATATGTTTGGCTCAGTATTTAATCTTTTTTAGATCTGAATTAAATCAAACTAAAGCTATTATAGCAAAGAAAAAGAAACTTTTAGACTCTTCTATAGCTATTGCTATGGACGCTAAAATTATTAAAACATACAAGACTAAAACTGCAGCTATTGATTTTATTAAGAACTCTAGCCCTGAGCTTTCTGCATTGGAGGAACAAATAGACAATTTGAAGGATGAGGTTATACGTATAGACGGTATAGATAAAGCAGTTAGTGAGTATATAGCTACTTTTAAGAGAGAATTAACCCGTAGAGAGAAAGAAATATTTGCTATAAGAGCAGAAAGGAGAAGTTAATGTCGACAGAATTAGTACCAGCCACACATCAAAGAGATCTTTTTTATCGCCCAGGCGATGAGCGGACAGTACTATCATACTGTTTTAAAAGCGTGGATTATTTCTATGATTTGACATCCAAGTTGACTGAGCGAGACTTCTTATCTCCAGAGCATCAGTTATTGTACGCCATGTTTAGTGGTTTTATTAGTGAAGGTGTAACTACTTTAGATATGTCAATGGTTATAAATCAAGCACAGAGTAATGGTATCATAGATTTGTTAGGCGGTGTAGGTTATATTCAATCAATTTGTAATATCCAAGCTTCCAAGGAGAACTTTGAGGTATATGTAAACAATGTTCTTGAAGCCAGTACTAAATTTCAAACTCATGTCGCATTAACTCAACATTTAACTACCATAGAAGAGAACGCACAATCAGGCTTAAGTGGCTCAGAATTAATAAGTAAAGTAGAGGCTAATATGTTAGATATGTCATCTATTTCTTTACTTACTGAAGATCCTATTAAATTGGGGGATGGACTTGCTGAATACCTTGAAGAACGGCGGAATAAAAAGATATTTATGACTGGTTTGTCTACAGGATATCCAATTCTAGATAGGCAAATAGATGGGTTAATTCCTGGTACATTGATGGTCATAGCCGCCAGAAAGAAAATGGGTAAGAGTGCTTTTTTAACTAATGTAGCTTTATTTAATGCCTTTAAATCAGGTGTTTCGACGCTCTATATTGACACAGAGTTGACATACTCAGAGTGGCAGACTAGAGCTCTCTCTATATTATCAGGCGTCAAGGAGCGTGACATTAAGCATGGTGGTTATACAGACGAACAGATGAGAAAACTAGAGTGGGCAGCTAAGATTGTATCTAAGGGTAAAGTATTTCATAAATATATGCCTGGGTACAGTGTAGATAAAGTAGTCTCTCTTTGTAAAAAATATAAATTAAAAGAAGATATTGGCTTAATAGTTTTTGATTATCTTAAAGAACCTGATCTATCTACAACAGATGGCAGCCGTAAAGAGCATCAGTTGTTAGGGGATATAACTACTAAATTAAAAGATTTGGCTGGAGTATTAGATCTTCCAGTACTAAGTGCTGTGCAATTAAATAGACAGAATGACATTGCGGATAGTGATAGAATAGCGAGATTTGGTGACATTATCTCTATTTGGGGTGTACGTACTGATGAAGAGAAAGAAAAATGTGGCCCAGAAGGTGGGTCGTATAAACTAGTTATAAAAGATACTCGTAGAGGGGGCAGTACAGGTGGCGAAGGGATAGGTTATTGGTTTTTTAAAAATCGGCTTACCATTAGAGAGGTTAATCCAGCTGATCAGTATTTTATACATCAGAGTGAAGAGGTCTCTAATATAGATGACCTAGACGATGATCTTTATATCCGAGAGGTGGAGGATGAGCTTGCCTAAACGAAACGAAGATGATTTTAGACTACGTGTAGACACAGTGAAGCAGTTAATAGACCCTGTATATCTAGCAGAAACTTTGGGATTCAAATTAACTAATGAAACCCCTAAAGAGTTTAGAGCTGCCTGTCTTATACATGGTGGAGATAATACTACTGCATTTAGAGTGAATAAAGACTTAAAAACTTGGGTCTGTTTCACACACAAATGTCATGATGAGTCAGGAAATGATATGTTTGGCCTTGTTATGGCTGTTAATAAATGTGGTTTTATGGAGGCTCTAGAGTATTTAGAAGAATTGACTGGTAGTAAAACTATAAACAGAACTCAGTTAAATGCATTTAAAAGAAAACGTGAGCAACAAGAATTTGTTAGACAAAATAATTATGATAGTAATGAGAAACCTTCTATAGTTGATGCTACTAGGCTAAAATATTATAAACCTTTTAGATCCTCCTTATTTATAGAGGATGGTTTTTCATCAGAGACCTTAGATTACTTTGAAGTGGCTGGAGGTTACTCAGATAAAGAGGGTATAGTTAGAGATATAATTCCTATACATAATGATAAAGGATTATTGGTTGCTTATAGTCTTAGAGATATAAGACGTAATGCTGAGAATACGGATAAGAAATATAAATTAACATCGGGTTTTGATAAGAACATGGTGTTATATAATTTAAATAGAATTAAGGATATAGTAGCAGATACCCCACTTATTATGGTTGAAGGATTCAAAAGTGTTTGGAGATTATATGAGTTAGGTATTAAGAATGTAGTAGCTTGCATGGGTTCAGGTATTACTACTGGGCAAGTAAATTTACTATGTACATATGCACATAAAGGTATCGTTTTCTTTTTTGATAACGATTACGCCGGCGCTTCAGCCATTGGGAGATCATTTGATCTTGTTAAAGGAAAGATGAAGACATATGTAGAGATAATAACAGAAGTAGATGAAGATGGTGAAGGGCTAGACCCAGCCGATTTAACAGATGAACAAATATTTTATTATTTGAATAATTATATAGAGGAGAAATAGTATGGAAGGTGAAAATTTTGTAACATTAGTAGGAACAGTATCAAGAGGTACTTATAAAGAGGTAGGGCAGTTTAATACTGGTTTGTTTAAGGGTAGTTTAGCCATTCCTACCGTTAAAGGGACTAATCAGTACTTAAAGATTGCAGCATGGGCAGATTTAGCTGAAGCATTGAGGGATACAGACACTGCTGCAACTGTAAAAATTCATGGTCATATAGAAGAGAGTTCCTATGATGGGAAATGTAGGCATTGTCAAGGCCCTGAGAAAAAATATTGGACTGAAGTAATTGTAGATAACTTTACTGTAATACCAGAAGGAGTAGAAAATGTCGGATGAAAAATACATAGGTTTACCAACGATGGCGTTGTTACCGCTAACTAATGTGGAGTTTTCGTCGGTGCAAGATCTTGAGATTATAATCCCTAGGAGAGGGAACTATGCAGAGCTAGCACCTCTAATATTTAAAGAAGAGGACGGGGATTTTAATATATTAGACGAGGATATTAACGCGTTATACTTACCTTCTGTAACTAAAGTATTACTGGCGTGTGGGAAGTACCCAACTTTAACAGCCAATCAGTTGTTTGTACCTCAGTCTTTCGTGTTCAACCTTGAGCAGGTAGTTATTACAGGAAGCATACTAGAAATTTTTAGCATTATAAAATAGGGAGAATTAACATGGGCGTAATTAAAGAAGAAAGTAATGAAGGTTTATTGGATACAGTACATAGATGCATCATGTGTGATGCTCCAGCGTATGAAGTGGAAGAGAATGAGTACGAATGTACAGAGTGTGATTGTACCTGGAAGGTAGTTAAGTGTGGCTAATAACTCTTACCGAGTTTTGAGTTTGGATGTATCTTCTACATCTACTGGCTGGTCTTTTATTACTGAGCGTAAGAACTCTTTAAAGTTTGGTACTATTAGACCAGATCGGAAACTAAGTGTAGTTGCTAAACTTAATTTTTTCAGGGTCGAATTAATTAAGGTCCTAAAAAAATATAAACCTACTTATATTGTGTTAGAAGATACTTTTATGGGGGCTAATCCTAAAGTAACTAAATTACTAGCTAAATTTGGTGGTGTGGCTGAACAGACAGTGTATGAATATAGTAAAAAAGAGCCTTATGTTATGAGTAACACTACTCCTAAGTCATTTTTTAAGGCAAAGAAAAAAGAAAAACTATTCGTTTTAATAATAGATTTACTTGACTTTACTGAAAAGATGATTACATTTAAAGAGTGGAATGATATAGCAGATAGTATTGCGCAACTGTGGTGTTATTGTGATGAGGTGTTAGAAATCAAAAAGATTAGAGAGGAGAAGGAATATGGCTATAGATTCAGGCCGGGTTCTTGCAACCCACGCTCGCACTGAGGCATTGAAGACTGATTTTCTAGATTTACTTGTAGATATAGCAGCTAGACATGAGATTTCATTAGATGAGACTTCTAAAAAACATATGTATTTGTATTTAGATTACTTAATTAAAAAATTGGACTTAGGCGAAGAGCATAAAATAGTTATTGAGAGGATTATAGTGGAAGAAGATTCACCAGACCCTGTCAGCTATGTTAAATATGATGAAGTGATTGCTCTAACTGAGGCATTTAAAATTAAGCTCGGGACTGTACTTTTAGACTTAATAAGTTATGAGCTTGAAGCTTTTTTAAAAACAAGAGGAGAAAGATGACTAAAAAAATAATTAAACTTAGCGCTACTAGAATAGGTTCTTACTTAAGATGTAAACGTAAGTACTGGTTCAATTATGTAGAGCACATGCCCAAACTATCTAATCCGGCGTTTAAACTAGGATTGGCTTGTCATGAGTCTCTAGAGATAGCCGGTAAGATTTGGATGGAAGAAGGCAGGCTGAGTAAGGCCGCCTATACAAAAATTTTCGCACACTATGATAAGATTTCTGTGAGAGAAGGTATTGAGGCGATGGAGGTACATGTTCAGGGAAAAGTGCTAGTAAAAAATAGACTAGATAACTTTGCACTAGGTACTAAAATCATCAGCCTTGAAGAAAAGTTTGGATTCGGCAAGGGGACTAAAGATATATCTACTACACTGGGCGTACCTCTAATTGGTGCAATGGATAAAGTAGTAGAGCTTGATCCAGACACTATAGTAGTGGTGGATTATAAAACTTCTAAAACTGCACCTACTTATGATCAATTGAAAGACGATTTACAGCTTTCTTTATATGATCTTGTAGCAGGTATTTTGTTTCCTCAGTATTCTAGAGTGATACTTTGTTTAGATATGTTGAAATCAGAGCCGGTATATACTTATAGAACACCTTTTCAGCGAGAAGAATTTAATAGTTACTTATCAGTAATTCATGAAGAAATGTCAGCACTTGTAGAGAAGGACGCTTATGCGTCATTGAATGTATTTTGTCCTTGGTGTGATTTTAAAGACTACTGCAAGGAATATAAGAAAGCAAGTTCGCAGACTAAATATGAATTTTTACCAGTATCCAAGATGACAGATGCTGATTTAATAGAAGAACATGAAAGAGTTAAAGGCGTGGCCAAGATACTTGACATGAGAAAACGTGATTTGGCAATGATTCTAATGGAGAAAATTAAAATTGCTGGTACTGATTTGAAGGGCGGGGATAATCAGATGTATATAAGACAGAGTGCCAGAACTAACTATGATGCCAAGGGTTTACATAAATTGATTCCACCCGATGAGTTCGCTACTATGGTATCATTGAATAAAAAAGCAGTAGATGCTTATTGTTCTAAACATCCTAAATTAAAGAAAGAAATTGAGAAGAATGCTACCACTAACTATACTTCTCCATTCTTGGCAGTTAAAAAAATTAAAGAACCAAAACCAGTAAAGAAAAAAGGAGCTACTAAAACTAATGGCAAAAAGAAAACTAAGCAAACAAGTAAAGCAAAAAAAGATTAAAGTATTAGCGTACTGCGACTCTCCAACCTGTGCAACAGGCTTTGGAACGGTGGCAAGGAATATTTTTGAGGCCCTACATAAAACAGGTCGGTATGAAATTGATATTCTAGGTATTAATTATTGGGGCGACCCACACGGTTTACCTTACAGAATATGGCCAACAGGAATTAATGGAGATAAAGATCCTTATGGACGCAGAAAAGTGGCTGGTATGATACCACAGATGCAGTATGATATATTGTTTCTGTTACAGGACTCGTTTATATTGGATTTCATGCCTGCGCTATTTTCAAAATTAAAATCATCAGGCAAAGACTTCAAATCCATTTGTTATTTTCCTATAGATGGAAAACCTAAAGCGCAATGGATAGATAATGTTAATAACGCTGATGAGGTAGTAGCTTATTCACAGTTCGGGGCAGACGCAGCTAAGGCCGCTCAACCTGAGTGTAAAGATCTTCATATTATACCTCATGGAGCTAACGTCAATGATTTTAGACCCCTACCTGAGGGAGAAGTTAAAGCTTTTAGGAAACAATATTTTGGTAAGCATGCGGATAGTTTCATTGTCACTAATTTAAATAGAAATCAGCATAGGAAAGATATCCCACGGACTATTGCAGCGTTTAAAAAGTTTAGAGAGTCGGTTCCTGAATCGGTACTTTATTTACACATGGCTCCTAAAGATCAGGGTTGGGATTTGCCCGAAGTATGTAAAGCCTATGGGTTTAATATAGCTGAGGATGTAATATTCCCGGAGAACTTTGGCCCCAATCAAGGCTACCCGAGAGAAGTGGTAAATATGATCTATAATGCATCTGATTTGGTAGTAAGTACTACCCTTGGAGAAGGTTGGGGGTTGTCTTGGGTTGAAGCTATGGCAACTAGAACTCCTGTGCTTATGCCTAATAACACAGCAATAACTGAAAATATTAGCGAAGATAGAGGCTATTTATGTAACAGTGGTACTAGTATAGGGCTAACAACTATATTGGCGAATGATAATGAAGTCATTAGACCTTTGGTCGACGTAGAAGACATGGCTGAGAAGATGGTGCACATTTATAATAACTATGAAGAGGCTTTGGAGAAAGCAGATAAGGCATATAATTGGGTACATGAAAATTTAAATTGGCAAGGTAATGTTGGAAAGCAATGGGTTGACTTGTTTGATAAGGTATACGCTGACATGATTGAAGAGAAAATTAGTAGCCCCGATCATGATGCAATAGGAAAAATGATTAAGGCTGAGACATTTTAGCTTGACAAATAAAAACTAATGTTTATATTATATATATGTTAGGAAAATAACGCCACAGTTCACCGGCTTTGTCCGGTGTAACTGATTGGTTATTAAAAAGGAGGTATTATGGAACAAAAACTTTTCCCATTTGAATGTAAATGTAGTGTTAAATTACGTAAGGCTGGTCTTTTTGAACTAAACATAAAAGGACTACCACATCCTACTGATCCAGAAGGAACGCATAGTATGATGACTACGGGTAGAACATTAGGCGAGGCTTTTTTTAATATGGGTCATCACTTGACATTATCCTTTGAAGAACTGGCTCCTGGCCTTTTAGATTGGGCAGTTTGTGATGAACCTCGTCCTGAGCTAATTGAAAAGCTTCGTTTTCCGAATTGGCTTCAATTTTAATAATATATTCAGGATGATTTTGATATTTTAAAGTAATTGTATATTTTTTGATCATTTAGGTTCTCCTATCTGATTAAAATTAATAATACCACAGTTCACCGGCTTTGTCCGGTGTAACTGATTGGTTATTTGGGTTTAGGATTTAAGTTGAGGGGTTTTGTATCTGTTTTATGAAGTTCAAACGAACCGCAAAGAGGACAACGTTTCGTTTCAGTACATTCAAAAATGTGTTTACATTTTAAACAGGCATAAACTTTGTTTTTATTTTTAATTTTATTGTCCTCATTAAGGTGATTACTATGTACGAAGATATTATAGCACGATATAAAAAGGCGGGTATAGAAATTCCTAAAGAATTTTATGATGCTAATGTAATAGAAATGCTTGGTTCAGAAAATACTTTCATGTGGGAAAATAGAAAGTATAGGTTTCTTGCTTGTAATTTTGGACCAACAATAACAATGAAATGTGTTGATGATGATAGTAGAATAAGTTTTAATATTATATCAGAACTTAAAGACGAATTAATTAAAATTAATTAAAAATAACGCCACAGTTCAGCGGTTTATCCGCTGTAACTTGTGGTTATGGAGGAAGAACAGCATGATTGAAGTGAATAAACTACATGAAAACCAAGGTAATTTTTTGGCGGCTTTAGTTGGTATGGGGTTAGCTTTTGATAAGACAGTTAAAGGGTTAGATAACGGAACTGATATTTTCTTTAGTGCTGATGGCACATATAATGATTTGTATTTTAAGATGTTAGATAGAGCTAAAAGGATGGCATTTAAGGGGATGGGCCATAATAAATTCCTTAGAGCGATACATGTAGATCTCATTGTGAAGGCTCCTTGTGATTGGTGGCAACAACAGGCCACGTATACTACTATCTCTGCGGTGCAGTCAACATCCACTATGCACATGTTGAAGAAATCAGGCTTTGATAATGGGGTAGATCCTTTAATGGATGAAGTTATTTTAAATAGATACAATGAACTACTTAAAGAGACTGATGACCTAATTAAATTGAAACGTAATCTACCAGCTGGTTATATGTATATAAGAACTATCCACTTAAACTACATGAATTTACAGGCTATGGTTAATCAGCGAATTAATCACAAAGAACCGGAATGGCCAGAGTTTTGTGAGCAAGTACTAGCACAGATAAACCATCCATATTTAGTGATGAAGGGGTAACAGATGAAGACAGTGAGGATACACCTACTATCCACTAGTAATGAGATAACATATACTAACATAATAAATAGTTATATTAAATCTAATATGTATTGTGTTTTGTTTGAAAAAGATGATGGAATGGTAGTACATAAATACCCATTCTCTAATATTTATAGAGTAGAAGAAGACTATTAGGAGGTTACATGGAGATAAAAGGAATTAAATATACAGGCCCGATTTTTGATAACTCAGGGTATGCTAAGGCATGTAGAGGTAATATACTTGCTTTGCATCATGCAGGGGTGCCTATTACTTTAAACCCCATAACATTCGAACAGGCGCATCCAAATTTAGGTGAAAATGCTGAGCTTTTAAAAAGTTTAGTAAATAAATCTGTAGATTATAACGTTAATTTAATGCATACTACACCAGAGTTCTGGTCTAAGCATAAAGAATCCACATCATGTAATGTTGGTTATACTATTTGGGAGACTACTAAGCTACACAAAGATTGGCCCGGGTACATAAATTCCAACGTTGAGAAAGTATTGGTAGGGTGTGAGTGGAACAAAGGCATCTTTAAAGATAGTGGTGTAACTGTTCCTATTGGGGTGGTTCCCCATGGCACTAGTGCGAAGGAATTTGATAACGTAACCCCCTTCCAAATTGCTGGTGTTAAAGACACCGACTTTGTGTTCTATAGTATTTTTCAGTGGACAGAGCGTAAGTGCCCCTTGGCTTTGTTAAAGGCTTATTACCATGCTTTTCAGAATAATGAAGATGTAGTACTGGTCTTGAAAGCTTACGGTAATGACTACAGTACAAAACAAAAAGAGTCCGTAGTCAATGCTATTAAATATTTGAAATATAATATGCCTATGCCGCACTTTCCTAAGATAGTTCTTATTGGGGATATGATATCTGAGGACGAGATGGCCTCTATTCACGCAAGAGGGGATTGTTATGCTTCTTTAGATAGAGGTGAAGGCTTCGGACTTAGCCCGTTTACTGCTGGAGCAGCCGGAAACCCTATTATAGTTACAGGTTTTGGAGGATCAACTGAGTATGCTAAAGAAGATAATAGTTATTTGGTGGATTATCAATTAACACCTGTCTACGGAATGCCGTGGAGTCCCTGGTATGATGGTACTCAGTTATGGGCCGAACCTAATGTCGTAGATGGTAGTAATAAAATGAGATATGTATATGCAAATAGAGAAGAAGCAAAGGTTAAAGGATTAAAACTACAGGATAGTATAACTAAGAACTTTTCTTGGGAAGCTATAGCTGATAGAATTATTACTGAGATAAGGGAGATCAATTAATGAAGAAGAAGACACTTAATATAGGAGCGGGAGAGCGCACTTATACCTACTATCCTACTAATAATTATGAATGTATTAATTTTGATGAGCGTAAGTTGAAGACTACCGATGTTGTAGGGGATGTTAGAGTATTAGATATGTTTGAAGATGAAGAATTTGATTTCATTCTAGCCAGTGATATTATAGAACACTTCCCTATTAAAGAAGTGCAAGATATACTAAAAGAGTGGGGTCGAGTACTCAAAGCCTCAGGAATGATAGAATTTAGATTACCTAATTTAACTGCAATCTGTGTCCAATACATTAATGAAAAAAATGCTCGGAATGTGAGTTGGTTATTGTATGGGGGACAGGATTACTCTGGCAACTTTCACTACACTTGCTATGATAGAGTTCTCTTTAAAGAAGAGCTTATTAAAGCAGGTTTGGAGGAAGTTACTTACAGTGAAGAAGGTTATAATATGGTAGTTAGAGTTAGGAAAGGGGAAAAATAAATGAAAACAATAACATTTCCGGTCGGCTATAGACCACAGTATTTAGAACAGTTTTTAACCTGCTTAGAGAAACAGAATTTGGAGGGGTACACTATATTTTGTAGTGCTGAGGATTCTCCAGAATGTATCCAAATACTACAGAATTCTAAATTAGCTTTGAATATTTTATATAAGAAGAATTCAAGTGGGAAACGAAATCATTCGGGAGCAAAAGATAATATGTTTAACGTGCTCAATGCCGCCTTTGAAGCAGGGTCTACCTTTAATCTACATTTGGAAGATGATTTTTTATTAGCCCCCGATGCAGTAGATTTAGCTAATTGGTATTATACTAATTTTAAAGATAAACCCATTACATATATGTCATATGGTATGTTCGGATTTAATCCTAGAGGCCTCGACCCCTCTGCTTTAGAAGAAGTACCTTTTTTTGAAGGGCTTGGTTGGTGTACATTTAAAGAGGGCTGGGAGACATGCTATAAGCAAGCATGGTACGATATTAAACTAGCTAAAAAATATTTTGGTTCAAGCCACGGTTGGGATTGGTCAGTGCAGGCTTTCTTTAAAGAGTATGGGTATAAAGCACTTCGTCCTCTTATTAATAGAACCCAACATAACGGACGTATGGGGGGAACTTGTTGTACGGTACGCCATCATGATAAACATTATGTACCATTAAAATGGAACACAACCGAGCGCATATTAGAATTTAATTTAATAGGCACTTCTAAAGAAACAGCAGAGTGGATAAAATGAAAATACTTACTATAATTGGTACTAGGCCTGAGCTGATAAGATTGAGTGTACTAATTAAAAAACTAGATAAATTAGTGGATCATGTGTTTGTATATACTAATCAGAATTATGACTATTCTTTAAGTGGCAAATTTTTTAAAGAGCTGAAGATTAGAAAGCCAGATTATTATTTTAGTAATGAAGGTAATTCTATTGGTAATTTTTTATCAAACGCTATTCTTCAATTTGAAGAGGTTCTTCTTAAAGAAAAACCAGATAAATTACTAGTGTTGGGTGATACTAATTCAGGTTTGCTGGCTATAATAGCAGAAAAATATAATATTCCTGTATATCATATGGAAGCAGGTAATAGATGCTATGATAATAGGCTACCAGAAGAAATGAATAGGCGTATTATAGATCATGTGTCTGCGTATAATTTACCTTATACGGAGGGTAGTAAACAGAATTTATTGACCGAGGGGTTTCATAAGAACTACGTTTTTAAAACAGGCAATCCTATATATGAAGTTCTGTTGTATTACACTAAGGAGATAAATGATAGTAAAATTTTACAGAAACTATCTCTGAAAACTGAGGACTTTGTTCTAGTAACCACACATAGAACAGAGAATGTAGACGACCCTACCTCTTTACTAGGTATAATTAATGCCTTGAATGAAATTTCAAAACAATATAAGGTTATAATTTCTTTACACCCAAGGACAAAAGATAAATTAAATAAGTTTGGGATATCTGTGGCTGATAATATTACTATGTTAGCGCCACTTGGATTTTTTGACTTTGTAAAATTAGAACAATCAGCAAAACTAGTTATCAGTGACTCTGGGACTTGCCAAGAAGAGTGTTGTATTTATAATGTACCCTCTATAACAATAAGAGAAAGTACCGAAAGACAAGAAACCATAGAGTGTGGATCAAACGTGCTATCAGGAACAAATACTGAGCAAATTGTACGTATATTTAATACACTGTTAAACAGACCGTATGAATGGGCACCACCAAAGGACTACATGAAGAAGAATGTATCTGATACAGTTGTAAATATATTGTTAGGAAAATAAAATACAGATGGGAGATTTAATATGATACTTGAGGATATGGATTTCACAGATTTTTTTAAACACATTTCAGAGATTTTTTCAGGGTATTTCTCAAATAAAGAGACCGACATGCTGATGGGATTTGTTGATGTGTTATCTGACGCAAATTTTCGTTGTTACAAAGCTAATATGATTGTGATTAAGTCTAGAAAAGCACACGAGGATAATTATAAACTAGTTTCAGATATGGAGTGGGTAGCTAGAAGTGTAGGGGAGTATAGAGTTTCTTCTAAAGCTAGAATTAACTTGTATATCTCTAAAATAAGAGCTCAAAGCATAAGAACTAACTCAGCTACTTGGGTAAGTGATGATGTAGTTTATAGTATAGGTGAGATGATGGATAGGTTATCAATAGAGACTATTAAAAGGGAAGACTTCTTTAAGAATAATAGACCAGACCACATGAGACGAGCCTCTCAGGACATTAGTGATAGGGTAGAGAAGTATTTAAGGGTTAAGCTAAAAGAGATAGATAGGAAAGGTTTCTACGAGTGTATACACGAGCAGAGAACTTATGATCTTGAAGGTATAGTGCAAGAATTGGCGATATAAATGGATCTTATACCTAAAATATTACATACTTATTGGGACGGTAGCAACATGTCTCAGTTACAAATGTTCACAGTGACTACGTTTCATAGACAAAACCCTGATTGGGAAATAAATGTGTATACAGCTAAACAAGATTATACAGGCAGAGCTCAGTATATACCTGACTACAAAGGACAGAACTATTTTGATCTAGTAAAACAACTTGCTTATGTAAATATAGTTACAGTGGACTTAGATGACTATGGTATATTGCATAATCTACATGGTATACTACGATCAGACATATTTAGGTACCATGTACTCTATAATATTGGCGGGGTTTGGTCTGATTTTGATGTAATATGGCTCAAACCAATGGAACATTTTAATAACATTAAATATCATGGAGAAGCATCTATCAAAGAAGCTAACGCTATAGTTTCTTTTATGAAGGGTACTTACGGTGGCCATAGTATTGGTATTATGATACACGCTAAACATGATCCATACGTTTTATCTTTGATTGAAGCCACTAAAAAAATTAAGCCTCCATATACACATGAAGTATTCGGTGGCGACATGATTAACAAATACTACCCTACGTTAACTTCTTTATCTAACTACGGTAATGTTATTGGAGCGAGATTTGAAACTTATTATCCCTACAACATACACCCACCAAATGTTACCATACAAAAATTATATTCCGGTGTAGATTTAAATTGTATAAATAATAATGTTATGTGCGTGCATTGGTATAATGGACGTAAAGAGAGTAAGCACTATGTTAATAATAATGGTTTTGAAAGAAATTGTAGTATGACTACAATATTAAAAAACGAGGGGTGTATATAAATGAAAGTTTCTATTATAATACCATCATATAAGAGGTGCCATCTACTTAAATGGGGACTATGGTCCTTGGCTAGGCAAAAATTTCCTTTTGAATTTGAAACAATACTTTTAAATGATGGGCTTTTAGATAATACTGAAAGTCTTGGGGAACAAAATAAAGAAAGACTTAATTTAAAGTATGTTTTTACTGGCCAAAGAAATATAAATGGGGCTTCTTTGTGGAGAGTGCCTGGGTTTGCATTAAATATCGGGGCAAAGCAAAGTACCGGTGATATTATTGTGTTTTGTTGTGCTGAGATGTTTCATTTAAATAATACTATAGAATTACTTACTTCTATATACAGTTCTTCAGGAAATGAAAAAATATTAGCAATGCCTAAAGCTAAGGATGATAGTGGGGAGTTTCTGAAACATGTTGAAGCCACAGGCGGAGCAACAAGTATTGAAGTGTATAATAAACAGCCCTCACTTATTAACGTGAGATTTCCCTTCTTTTTAGCCATGATGAAGCAAGAATTTATGGCCATAGGAGGTTATGATGAGGATTTTACTGGGACAGACTACGATGATGAGGATTTAGTAATGAGACTGTTGGATAATGGGTGCTCTCATGTTGAAACTAATGCGTTGGCTATACATTTATGGCACCCACGTCTAGCTATGACACGTGAAAGAATACCTAGGTTCAATCATAATAAAAAATTATTTGAACAACGTCGTGGTATTATAACTAGAAATGAAGGAAGGGAGTGGGGAGTGCTTTAATGGTAAAAGATATATATTTTTATTGGGGAAATAGTACTATGTCATATATGCGTTATATGACGCTACATTCTTTTAAAACACATAACCCAGACTGGACTATATATTTGATTAAGAATAGCCAAGAAACTAATAGAGATTTAACTGAGACTGTAGAGAAACAAGATAAAACTGAATACACTGGTAAAGATTATTCATATTTAATAGATGATTTGAACATAAATATTGTGGAATTCGGAAATGATTTTATAGATTTGGATGATGCTGTTGTAGCGTCTATGTCAGATGTACACATTAAAGATATTCTGAATTGGAAATTATTAGCAGAACAAGGCGGCATAGTTGCTGATATGGATATACTATTTACTACCCCAATAGGTGATTCTATACAAGACTCTGTTGAATTAGGACTAATTTGTTTTGATAACAATCCTCAGAAAGATTATATTCCAGTGAGTTTTATGTACAGCTCAGGAAAGAATGAGTTTTTTAAAAAGACCTATGAGAATGCTCTTAGAAACTATAATCCTAGTATCTACGAGAGTTGTGGTACTATGTGTATAGAAGAGAATAATTTAAATGAGATTAAAGGTAACTATCTTAATATGGGTATCCAAGAACTAGCTGATGGGGTAGTATTTCCATTTATAGCTGTACCTTGGATGAAAGGAATAAATATGTTGTACGATACTGATTGTACTAGTTTGATGGATTCTAATTCTGTAGGAATACATTGGTATGGCGGAGCGCCACAGTCACAAAAATATAATAATATAATAAACGATAAAACAGTACATGAAATTAATAATACAATCTCTGTGAATATAAGGAAAATAATTTAAATGGGTTCTAAAAACAAGGAAAATTTTATATATCATTATAACTTAGAAGTAAGTAATAATAGGCCTCCATGTGGTCCAGGGAGTGAACATAGTTTTATTGAAAGAAGTGGAACAGTAACTTTTTTGAATACTGTAATTAAGAAGTATAATATTAAATCTATAAATGATTGTCCAAGTGGATTACTCAGTAATTGGATGCATCTTGTAGATTTTAAAGATGTTGATTATGTAGGATATGATATAAATCCTCTGGCTGTTGAGAGAAATAAGAAGGAATTTCCTGCAATTTCATTTTTTGAATTTGATCTAGTAAATGAAATATTACCGACTGCAGATTTAATTATTTGTAGAGATTGTTTTTTTCATCTTTCTAATAATTTTGTATCAAAAGGGCTAGAAAATTTTAGAAAAAGTGGAACCAAATATTTATTATCTACATCACATTATTGGTTGGGTAAAAATAATGAATTAACTAAAAAAGAATTAGATATAGAAGCAGGTTATAGACATCTAAATTTAGAAATCGCGCCGTATAATATGGGATCTCCATTGGAGATACATATTGAAGGTGGTTGGACCCCTTTAGACGCTGGAAATAATAGACAATTATCTTTGTGGAAATTAAATTAAAAAAGGAGAAAGAAAATGAATGATGTTACTAATGTATTTATTAGCGGCTTTCCTAGAGCAGGAACAACTATGTTGTGTTTAATGATGAATTATTTTGAGGATTGCGAAGTACATTCTGATGGAGAAAGGCACCCTGGAGATTTTTCTTTATTAAAAACTAATAAGAAATATTTGGTTATAAAACAACCTTTTGGGGTTAAAGATTTTACACCTTTATATACCTATGAAAGTTTAGAGTCAGATTATAATTGTAAAATAATTTCATTAGTCAGAGACCCAAGAGATGTAGGAACATCTATACATGCAGCAGATCCAAGTAGATATTGGGTAACAAGTGGCATGATAATTAGGAATTGTGAAGAATATCTAAATAATATAGATAATCCAAATGTTCTTTTTGTCAGATATGAAGATTTAGTTAATGATACTTCAATAGAATTAGATAGAATAGCTACTTTTTTAGGGACTACTTATAGTAGTAACTTTGAAAATTTTTATACACTGTCTAACGCTAGTTTATTGAAGAATAATTCGTTAGGAAAACCACGACAAATAAATAATAAGAGTGTAGGTGAATGGAGAAAAGAGAAACATTCTAAAAGAGTTAAAGAATTAATGACTCCAAAACTACAAGAATATATAACTAAATTAGGTTATTAAAGGAGATATACAGAATGACAATGAGCCCAGATTTTACTAACTATTATGATATTATTTTTGATTATGTTACAGAAGGCCCAGTATTAATTTACGGTGTACATAAAAATGTAGCAGAAAATCAAATGCCAGAAAAATACCAAGGAGTAACTGATTTTTCAGATTGGTTTAAAAAAAGAAATATAGATGCTTATACTTTAGATTTGTTTGACAAAGAAGCTAGTTATAATTTTGATCTCAATGATCCAGTACCTGTGGGACAACTTAAGAGGTATAATGCTGTTATAGATATAGGTACAATAGAGCATATATTTGATGTGAAACAAGTACTACATAATAGTTTTGGTATGGTGAAAGAGAATGGTTATTACATACTACAGACTACTGCTAATGGATTATACGAACATGGATTTTATGCTTTTGGTCCTGAACTAATTCAATCAACTCTACGTAGTAATGGTTTTGATGTATTGTATTTTAAAACCAGTAATCTCACAGGAGTAGAGACTAATTTTTCAGATGTTTTTGCTCCAATGCAGCCAAGTATGGTTATGTGGGTTGTAGCTAAAAGAGTTAAAGTATTGGAAAAGTTTGTAAATCCACAACAAGATCAGTGGAAAAATTTATATTAAAAGGAGAATTATCTAATGGAAAGAGTATCAATATTTAATTGTGTATCATCAGCATATGAAATGTTAAAATTTTCATCTGATGCTATAATACAAAATGCAGGTTACGACAACTATGATTACATAGTAGTAACATGGGGGCCAACACCAGAAGTATCTGAATATTTAGATGAGTTAAAAAAGAAACATGATTTTGTTCATATTATCGATTATAAAACTAATAAAGATGTGCCATATGTACCAAATTTAAGAGGCATGATGAATACTGGTTTTGATTATGGATTTGAATTGAATGACTACTGCGGACTAACTAATACTGATCAGTACTTTGGAAAAGATTGGTTATTAAATTTAGTTAAATACGCTAATCCCACTGATATAGTTAACGCAACTTCCATTTGTCCAGTAGATTGGCCAAGTCACATTAATATTAATCTAGGAATTCCTGAGTATGGTAAATTTAATTTAGAAAAATTTAATCAATTATATGACGAATTATATGAAGATAAAATTCAAACTGAAGAAGAACGAGGTGGCAGAAGAGCTACTAATACTATGCCCTATCTAATTCCAAAAAAATTCTGGGAAGAAGCAGGTCCTTGGGAATTAAGGGTAAGTCCTGGAGATAGCCCGGATGTAAAATTTTTTCAAAGATGTAAAAAAGCAGGAGCACATTTTACTATGAGTCGTTCTTCAATAGTGTATCATCATGAAGCAGTAGAAAGACGTAGTGGTCAAAGACCAGATGATGCAAAAGATATGAGTGAAGAATGATAAGTAATAGTATCAAATTTAGTGATGTCATTAAAAAATTAGCAGTAAAAGATTATTTATCAGACATGAGTTGCAGAGAAGTAGGTAGAAAATATAAAGCCCATCATAGAACTATTGGACGATGGGTATTAAAAGCTGGATATAAATTAAGAACTAGAAAAGAGACAGAAATTTTATCTGGCAGAAAGATGAAAGGTATTAGAAGAAGTCCTGGTAGTGAATTTAAGAAAGGAGACCCTCCTTGGAATAAAGATACAAAAGGGATAATGAAACCTAACAAAACTTCTTTTAAGAAAGGAGTACATTATTCAATAACTACAGAATTTAAAAAGGGAATGCCTACATGGAATAAGAATATCCCATGTTCTGAAGATACTAAAAAGAAAATAAGTGAAGCTTTAAAAGGTAAATTGTTAGGTAGTAAAAATCCAAATTGGCTAGGTGGGCCGAAAGATTATGGAAAAGAATTTAATTTTGTTTTAAAAGAAATAATAAGAAGTAGAGATAACTATAAATGTAGGGTATGTGAAAAGACTCAAAAAGAAAATAAAAGAAGACTCAGTTGTCATCACATAGATTATAACAAGAAAAATTGTAAAGAAAATAATTTAATTAGTTTATGTGACTCATGCCATATGACAACTAATTTTAATCGAGAATACTGGGAAAAGTATTTAAAGGAGATATTATGTTAAAGAATTCAATATTTACTGGGGAAGTGGTCCTTTTGACAGGGGGTACCGGATCATGGGCTCATGAACTAACAAAACAACTACTTGACAAAGATCCAAAGATGATTATATTAATATCTAGAGGTGAATTGGCTCAAGTTATGACAGCTAGAAAATTTAACAATGACCCAAGACTTAAGTTTATAATTTGTGATGTAAGAGATACTGCTGCAGTAGATAGAGTACTTAGTACAGGGGTGGATTATGTATTTCATATGGCAGCATTAAAGCATGTACCTGTATGTGAGGACCAACCACAAGAAGCTATTAAAACCAACATAGATGGTACAATGAATATTATTAACTCTGCTATTAGACATAAGGTGAAGAAAGTTATTGATGTGTCAACAGATAAAGCAGTTTCACCTACTAATTTATATGGTTTTACAAAAGCAGTAGGGGAAAAGTTAATAATTCAAGCCAATACTTTGTCAGATGACACTGAGTTTGTTTGTATTAGGGGTGGTAATGTTCTTGGTTCTAATGGTAGTGTAGTACCTTTATTTATAGATCAGATAAAAGAGTTTAATAAAATAACAGTTACTGATGAATCAATGACTAGATTTTTTCTTACACTGCCAGAAGCTATAACTTTATTGTTTCAGGCTACAGAATATAGTACAGGCGGAGAAACATTCGTTATGAATATGCCAGCCTTCTATATAGGGGATTTAGCTAAGGTAATGATTAGACACTATGGGGATGAAAACACTTCAATAGATGTAATAGGTTTGAGACCAGGAGAAAAAGTCCATGAAGAGTTAATTTCTGAACATGAATCTCATAGGTCGCACATCTTTAATGAGGACTACTATGTGATATTACCTGAAATTGCTATGGGAAAAGACTATGCTGATTTAAAAGCCATGGATAAAGTAAAGTTTGATAGTTTTTCTTCATCTGACAATGTGAAAGGACAAAGGTATTTAACAGATTTGCTTAATAATGGGGGCTTTTTAATATGAGAATTTTTGTTTTTGGAAGAAATGGTATGTTAGGTAACTACGTATACTCTTATTTTAAATTGAACACATCATACGATGTTATAGGTATTACTCGAAAGGATATCGACCTGTCCCGTGTATCTAACTTTAAGTTACTAGAAGGTCAGTTTAGTCCTGAAGATGTGATTATAAATTGTGTTGGGGTTATAAAGCAACGGAATAACGCAGAAGATATGGAGTTTATTGTAGTAAACTCAGTTCTTCCACATTATTTAAACAACGTTTGTAAAAATATTAGAGCTAAGTTTATTAATATTTCAACAGACTGTGTGTTTACAGGGGCAGATGGAGGTTACGACGAGGAATCTGCTCACGATGCGTCAGATATATATGGAAGAACCAAGTCTTTGGGTGAGCCTGTGGATGCTACTACTATTCGAACATCAATAATAGGGGAAGAGCTAAGCAATTTTTGTTCCTTGATCGAATGGGTTAAAAGTAATAAAGATAAAAATGTGTTAGGATATACTAATCATTTCTGGAATGGAATAACCTGTCTTCAGTTTGCAAAGATATGTGAATACATGATAGATAATTCTTTTTATTGGGAAGGCGTCAGACATATTAATTCTCCTAGTGTTGTTTCAAAATGTGATTTGGTTAAATTAATATCTGACACTTATGACTTGAACATTGAGGTTACCCCTCATACTGCACAGACATACTGTGATAGGTCGTTGTCGTCCATTAAAGAGAAATTTCCAATAGATATTCCAGAGTTAGTTGTTCAAATCGAGGAGCAGAAAAAGTTTTATGGGAGACACTATGGACTTTAGTAAAATTGATATAATTGTTAGCGAAATTGATGGTATTTTAACTGATGGATTCAAACCAATAGATAATATGAATTTGTGCTTATTTAAGAACTACTGTGAGAAAGATTTTGAAGCCATTAACGAATTAAAGCGATTCTTTACAGTAGTATTCCTTGCTTCAGACTCAGATGTTAGTTATAATGTGATGAGGACTAGAAATATACCTGCTTATTTTATTACATCTAAGGAAACTAAACTAGATATACTCACTAGAAAGATAATGCCTCGTTATAATATGCGTCCTGAAAATTTATTATATATAGGTAATAAACTATCAGATGTCCCTTGTATGAACTACGCTGAGTATAGCTTTACAATACCGGCTTCAGCCAATAGAGTGGTTTGTGCAGCCAACGGATCAATTGCTGGAGCATCTGGGAAGGGCATCATGACCAAGTTGTGTGAGGTTTTACTTCCTGAGATAGAAAAAAGAACAAGAAAATAACTTGACAAGTTTAGAATATGTATTATATTATATGTAACTATGACAATTAGAAATTAAGAGGTATTTATGTTAATCAAAAGAGCAACAAGTTATGGGGCTAATGATCTTATTACCACATACCGTCCTTGTACTATAGGTGAACTTATAGGTCAAGATGTCAATAAAAAAATAATTAAAAATAACTTACTTAAGGGCACAACTCCTCACTCCATGTTGTTTACCGGACCACCAGGTTGTGGTAAAACAACTGCTGCCAGGATCATAGCCCTGAGATTGAATTGTCTACATCCTTTACATGAACATACTTATATCCCATGTTTAGAGTGTAAGATATGTAAATCTACATTGGAACAAAATAATCTAGATATAGTAGAAATAAATGTAGGTAAATCAGGAGGCAAGGCTGCTGTCGAAAAGATAACTTCAAGGTTAGCCTATTCACCTTTGATGAGCGCCAATAAGATATTAATATTTGATGAGGCACACAAATTAACACCCGCTGCCCAGGATCTATTACTAAAAGAGATCGAGGACGGATATGATAATGTATATTTTATTTTCTGTACTAACCAACCTGAGAAATTAGTACCAGCGTTCATTGATAGAAATTTCAGTATGCATTTTGGTACTATAGCTGATAAATTACTTACAGAGCTATTAACAAATATCTGTGATTATGAAGGTATAGAATATAAACCAAATATTATAAGGTACATTGTTGAGGCTGCGAAAGGAACACCAAGAAGAGCTATAATGAATTTGAAAGTTATTATAGATGAAGGTAGTTGGTCTCTTGATAACGCTAAAGCAGCATTAATAAGTCAGAGTATCGATGAAGATAATCCTAATATAATGGAGATAGGTAAGTGTCTAGTCTCTGGTAAGTTCAAAGAAGCACTTAAAGTACTGAAGAAGTTAAAGAATGTGCCTGAGGAGACGGTACGTATAGCTACTGCAGGATTTTTTACTAATCGATTAACTTGGTGCAAGTCTTTCGAAGAGGGTGATAAGCTTTCAGCAATTTTAGATTTTATGACTGTGCCTATCCTTATGACAGGTAAACCAGCCTATCATAAACTTGTCAATAATTTTTATAAAGCAACTAAGATAATGAAGGGTAAATAATGGGTACTTTTGAAGTTGAACAGACAGGCCTACCTAAACCTAACTATGAATACATAAACAATGGCGAGGATGTAGGCAGAGCTATTGAAGACATTCTTAAGCATAATATTATTGAGGTGGATACAGAGACTACAGGGTTCGATCCATACACTAAAAAGATAGTGTTGGCACAGATAGGGATTCCTGGAAAATCTTATGTGTTCGATGTACGCCATGACACTGAACGTTCAAGTGTACATTTAGAGCAATTAAAACCGGTACTAGCTAATAAGAATATTTTAAAGCTGTTACAGAATGCAGTTTTCGATATGAAAATGTTAAAAGTTCATGGTGGTTATTATTTAGAAAATATATATGATACCATGCTGGTGGAGCAATTATTTAACCTCGGAAAGATAGGGAGAGGTGCAAGATTATCTGATATTGTACTGAAGTATTTAGGTCTTGTTCTTCCTAAGGAGCCTGCCACTACGTTTCAAGACTATAATCAGGAATTTAAACCATTTCAATTAGAATATGCCGCAAATGATGTGACTATTCTATCCTTGATACGAGATTTGCAGGCACCTAGAATTATTTCTGAAGGGTTTGAGAATGTATGTAGGTTAGAGTTTGAGTTCACTAAGCCTATGTGTGAAATGGAATTGAATGGTATTCATTTAGATAAAGATAAATGGCGTGTGATGATGGCAGATATAGAAGTAGAGAGAGGTTCAGAGCTCACTCTTATTCAGCAGTTACTAACAGCCACTTATGGTAAGAATGTTTTATTTGGTGTACCAGTTGTGAATTTAGACAGCCCCAAGCAATTGCTTAAGGCATTAAAGAGTTATGGTTTACCTAATTTAGATAGTACTGCTGAAGCTGCTTTGAAAAAATACAAAGATGTTCCTGTTGTTAAATCACTATTAAAATTTAGAAAGCTGAACAAACTTATGTCTACTTATGGCGAGACTCTTCTTGATAAGCTTCATCCAATCACTGGGAGACTCCACACACGTTTCCGCCAGATGGTAAGCACCGGTAGGATGAGTTCTTCTGCCCCTAATTTGCAGAATATACCTAAGAAGCAAAAGTATAGAAGCTGCTTTGTAGCAAAACCGGGGTATGGACTAGTCACTGCTGATATGTCAGGAGCCGAGTTAAGAATTCTTGGTAATATATCAAATGATGCAGTGTTCATTGAGTGTTACGCTAATGGGATAGATATACATACTAGAACTGCCTCAGAAGTATTTGATACTCCTATGGATAGAGTTAAAGGTGCCATGAGGAACTCTGCTAAAGCTATTAACTTTGGACTGTGTTATGGTCTATCTAAATACGGATTGGCAGACAGACTTAAGATCACTGAGAAAGAAGCAGATAGAATGATTAATACTTATTTTGAACGTTATAGTGGAGTAAAAACATATTTAGATTCCGCTGCGAGAAGTGCAATTAAAAATGGTTACTCAACTACTGTAAGTGGACGTAAAAGATTCTATAATGTGCCTCCTTATGGACACCCTGATCGTAAAAAAATACAACGTTCGGTGGAAAGGGCAGCTAAGAATGCTGGTATTCAAGGTGCCAATGCTGATACAATTAAAGAGTCTATGATTTTGGTCGTAGATAGATTAGAAAAGAGTGGTTTAGACGCTAAACTTTTACTTACTGTACATGATGAAGTTGTAGTAGAAGTGAGGAATGACCAAATTGAGGAGGCTTCTGCAATCGTTTCCCAGTCCCTTATTGATGGCTTTGCTACTTATTTTAGTAAGATTCCTATGGAGACCGATGCGTTATCAGGTCCTTGTTGGTTAAAGGGATCTTGTGAAGAGGAAGATGAAGATGGAAAAGAATGTGGATGCGCAAAAATGATGTTTGCACCAGATGAAAAATTTGGAACTAAGTTAGTGTGTTCCAGTTGTGGAGCACCACAAGATTAAAAATAAAAAGGAGAACGACTATGAACGTAACAATTAAATACACAAAATTAAATGAGACCGCAGTACTACCTGAATATGCACACGACACTGATGCATGTTTTGATATCTTTGCACTGGAGGGTGGGGTACTTAAGCCTCACAGACATGTACTAGTTAAGACTGGCTTGGCTTACGCTTTACCGATTGACTATGAGATGCAGGTTAGACCTAGAAGTGGTAATGCAAATAAGAAAATGGTCACTGTATTGAATACCCCAGGTACCATTGATCAGGACTATAGAGGGGACCTTGGTGTAATTCTTATCAACCACAGTAACAATCCGTTTGTATGGGAAGCAGGTCAAGCCATAGCACAGGGTGCAGTTAAGCCTGTGTACCGTGCCAATTTTGTTGAAGTAGATAACCTAGATGAAACTGTACGAGGTGAAGGTGGATTTGGTTCTACTGATGCTCCCAAAGAAAATAATTAAGGAGGCAATTAAAATATGCTATTTATAGATAGTTTTCAAGAAAAAATTTGGAAGGATAAGTATCAGTACGGAGATGAGACTTATGAAGATTTCTGTCACCGTATAGCGTATACTATCTTTGCCAAAGATGAACACAAAGCTAAACAATTAAAAGAGTCTATTGAGGGCTTTAGGACTTTATTTGGTGGAAGAATTAATTCTAATATAGGTATACCAGAGCAAGGACTAACTCTCTTCAATTGTTTTATTGAGGCAACAGTCAAAGACCCTGATTCATTAGAAGGTATCATGGATATGGTAACCAAGTATGCTCTCACATTAAAGACTGAGGGTGGAGTAGGTTTCTGTGCTAACTTTTTAAGACCGGCAAATACTTTGATTAGGAAGATAGGTGTTACTACCCCTGGGGCAATCAAGTTCCTAGAGATATTTGATAAGGTATCAGAAGTTATTACTTCAGGCAGTGTATCTAAGAAAGATAGTATACAGGGCGTTCCAACTAAGAAAAGCATCCGTAAGGGTGCTACCATGGTAACTATGAGCGCCAACCACCCAGATATAGAGGATTTTATTACAGCTAAATCTATACCTAATAAGCTTACCAAGATGAATATGTCTGTACTAATTTCAGATGCATTTATGTATGCTGTAGACAATGAGTTAGATTGGAATTTGTGGTTTCCAGACATAAGCCATGATAAGTATGACAAAGAATGGGATGGGGATTTTGAAAAATGGGCAGGGAAAGGTTACCCTTGTGTGACATATAAAACTGTAAAAGCTAATTATCTTTGGGAATTATTACTTAAGTCTAGTTATTGTGTCCCAGGTACGTTAGAATTACCTGCCTATCATAATAATAACCCAACAGATATAAGTATAACACACCTACACAAGATGGTGCAGAATGGTGAGGATATTCAGGTTCTTTCTATTAATAAGGATACTTTAAAATTAGAAAAGAAAAGAGTTACTAATTCGGTTTGTACAGGAGAAAATGAACTATTAAATATCACTACTAGTTCTAATTTACAATATAAATGTACCGGTGAGCATAAATTGTTTGGTATGTCTACGGGAGCCCCTTTATATGAAACTATGGCTAAAGACTTTGTTGTAGATGATTACATAGCTACTGTAAATAAAACTACGGTTGAAGACGAGAACTTCTGTGTTGATGATGATTGGGAAGTATTTACTGGCATGATTTTAGGAGACGGCAGTGTAAGACATGGGCAAATAAGAATTGCAGTACACATAGACCAGGTTGAGGAGGTGCTACCGTTAGCAAATAGAATAGCTGAAAGATATAATAGAGAAGTAAAATTATATTATGATAAAAGATCAAATAATTGGGCAGAGCTTAGTATACATTCTACCAAGTTGAGCACTGATTTAGAAGCCTTTATGTATCAATCTAAATTTGAAGGACAAAGTACTTCTATTAAAGAAATACCTAATTACTTATTTACTACTATTAATTTAAGAAGTGTTAGAAATTTTCTATCAGGATTCTTTAGTGCAGACGGCTGTATTAACGGGCAGAAGACTACTTATTATTCTAAACACGATCATATAGCTATTGGTATACAGAGATTACTTCTTAGAGTTGGAGTTATTAGTAGAAAATATAAAGTTAACCATAAGGAACTTAAAGTGTTTGGATTTCGTGTAGACATGGATATGAACAACTCTGTTAAGTTACTAAAAGAAATACCTAAATTTTTGATAGAATCTAAGGTTAATAGAGACTTCTATGAGACCGTTAACGAATATAAAGCTCCTATAGGGATTATGGCTTATGATGAAATAAAATCTTTTTCTAATAAAGCAAAATTACATAGAGAAAATAGAAGAACTGGTAAACAAAATTTTCCAGAAAAATACCAACACTTATTTGATTCAAATGTGGTACATGAGTCTATAGTTGATATATCTTCTGGAGGTACTGTAAAAACATATGATATAACAGTTGAAGATAATGAAAATTTTATTTGTGTGGATGGAGGATTATATCATAATTGCCGCAACGAACCTGGAATTCTTTTTATAGACACTATTCGTAGTATGGACAATATTAAGTATCTTACTAGTTCCATACAGGCTAGTAACCCATGCGGGGAAGTGATGGGAAACACTGGTATAGTAGAGCACAAAGGTCAACTCTTTGAGCTTGGTGATGTTTGTAACTTAGGTTCTTTGGTTCTACCTTATTACTATGATATGAGTACCGAGAAGTTTAATTTTGAGGAATTCAAAAAAGATATAACTATTATGGTAGAGGCTCTGGATAATGTTATAGAGATATCAGACTACCCATTGGATATGTATGAGCAGGCTGCTAAGATGAAACGTAAAATCGGTCTTGGAGTAGCAGGTATCGGATCTCTTTTTATGATGATGGGTGTAAAGTACGGTAGCGACGAGAGTATTAAAATTACAGAAGAAATTTTGTCTATTTTAGCTAACACATCTTACCAAGCTTCTGCTCTTTTAGCTAAAGAAAAAGGTCCTTTCCCACTATACGACGAAAAACTATTGGAGGACGGTTATGTAAAGAATGGAGGTGTTCTGACTGAAGATACTTTAGCAATTGTTAAGAAGCATGGGCTTAGACACTCAGCTACAATGGCTATTGCACCTAACGGTACCTTATCTATTCTAGCAGGTAATGTCTCTGGAGGTCTGGAACCTGTATTTTCACCTGAGTTCACTAGATGGAATAGGATAGAAGGTAAGAAATTAGGCTTTACTTATCCCAAGATCCATAAAGGTGAATGGTTTGAGACAGATTATTTTAAGGAAGAACTAATAGCTGATGAACCTATTTTGGTTTCTACAGATGGTAAGTATAGAATTGATAATAATCAAGGTCTTTGTAAAGAAGTAACTATTAGGGACTATGGGTATAACCAAGCATTAGAGTATGGTAAGATAGAATTTACTACTGCCATGGGTCTTTCAGTACAGGAGCACTTCAATATCTTGAGTGTGTTCGCTAAATATATTGATTTGAGTTGTAGCAAAACTGTAAATCTACCAGCAGATATTACCTTTGAAGATTTTAAGGCGCTGTATGGTAAGATTCATAGCCAGGGTATTAAAGGCTGCACTACTTATAGAGCAGGGACTTCTATAGCTGTTCTAGAGGTAAAGAAGGAAGAGAAGGATAGAACTATCAAAGCTCAACAGAAAGAGTTTTTAGAGGCGTTTAGAGGCCACGAGAATGGAGACATTATGCGTGATGTAGTTAAGCTACCAGAAGAGTACCCAAGTATGGGATATGTAATTAGAGCAGAGAAGAAAAAATGGTATTTACATGTGGCTTTTAAGAATGAAGCTAAGACTAAACCTTTTGCTATTTTTGTAAGCACTAATGATCAGTCCCCTACTCTTATTACTAACAATGCAATTGAGGCTCTAGAGAAATTAGCTAGAAAGCATAGACTCGGCGGTAGGCGTTTAGAAGAAGTTGGTAAGAAGTATGCACGACAACCTAATTCTGTTAAGGTAGCCCGTATGCTGGGTTACCTGTTAAGGCATAATGTGCCTATGCTAGATATAGTTAAGGCATTAGATAATGTCGAGGATGCTCATGTTGGAACTTTTGTTTTTAGAATCAAGAAATTTCTTATGCAGTTCATCACTGAGCCTGTAGATTTAGGTATCACTTGCAATGAATGTGGAGGAGTAGACGTAATTCTTCAAGAAGGGTGCACATTGTGCCGCTCCTGCGGTTCAAGTAAATGTTCTTAATTACTTGACAAATTAAAATTAATGATTACTATATAGATATGTGGGGGACAATCTAGTCCTCCACTATCATAAGGGATTACCATGAAAATACCACGAATTAATTGTATACACTTTGACTGGGGGGCTTGCGGTAAGTGCAATAAACTACCTAAGTTTCTGAAGTACTTTAGAAGAAGTTGTTCGGAGATATACAGTGTTACCCCATCAGCCTGTAAATTCCATGAAAAATATTCTCGGTTTGATATAAATAACCCACCTATGCCCCCTCCATGTAGAGTGTATAAGTGTTATGGTCCTAATATGGTGAGGACTAAAGAAAGTATTCAGGATAGTTATGAATGGGACTGCAAATTAAATAAAAAGGATTAACCTATGAATTTTGGATTTGATTTAGATGAAGTTATAGCAAAGACAGCGCACATGGCTGTAGGGCATTTGAATGCCGTGTGTAATTGTAATTATGGAATAGAAATATTTAAAAGTTTTCAGTTTAATGAGAATATATTTTCAGAGGATAAAGAAGAACAACAACTAGTTGTTGACACTCTTGTATGGGCAGTATTTGATAAGAAAATGATGGCTAGTGTGAAGCCCTACGAGGATGCTGTTAGAGTCATAAATGATTTGAAACGTCAGGGACACAAGATATTCATTATAACAAAGAGACCTAAAGAACTTACTGGTATGACTAGTAGATGGCTACATAGTCACAAGGTTGGCTTTGATAAGCTAGTTTTGACTGGTTTAGAAAGTAAAGGTAGCTTCGCTAAGCGCTTGCAATTAGATTGTTTTGTTGACGATCTAGAAGAAAATCTATATGATATGTATATCGCCAAGAGGCGATGGAATAAAGGCTTGATTCTAATGACTAGACCTTGGAATGAGACCGATGTTATAGATGGAAGTAAGTTCTCTAGAGCTGATAATTGGCTGGACATTAGAAAATTACTGTCTATCGGTAATAGATTAAAATAAATACTTGACAAATTAAAAATAGGTATTATATTATATACTATGAAAATTAAAAAAATAAAGAAAGATGCAGTTTCGTATGTTCCACCACCTAAAAAACACAAAGGACTTACTTGTAAAGAGTGTGGGGTAAGTTCTTACTACATAAAAGATAAGTGTTGGTTGTGTGGTACACCCTTTAAAAAGGAAACATGATATGAAAATTAAGTATTGCTTAATAGGCCTGTTAGTAATTATGGGTTGCGGTGGAGATGCTAACCAAGGTATGGAAGCGGTTCAGAAAAAGTATCCAAATGAAGCAGTTATTAATATACCTGAGAGTACAAATCAATATATAGTGTTAATGAAGGATGGAAGAACGATCAGATATATAACAACAAGCGTCGGTACACACGTAAATACTATACGTACAGACATAGAATTATATAAAAAAGGAAGGTAAAAATGAGAATCAAATGTAACATGTGTGTAAATGAATCAGGCAGAAAATGTGTAGTAAGAAAAACAACGGTTAATACTACTAAGTCTCGCAAATGTAATGACTATGAGTTTGAAGAGTCACGGGAGATCGCAAGACTAGAACGCAAAGCAAGGGTAATGGATCAACAAGAAGCTAAAGCGAAAGCAGTACATGCAGCTATGGTTCATGCTCAAGAAGCCGCTGATGCCCACCCATCAACTGGCGATTTAAGTAGATTTAAATCTAGTGCTACTAAGTAATTATGCCAAAAACATACCCAACATATGATATAGAGAGTGACATGTATGGTAAAGATTACACTCATGTAGTAGGGGTTGACGAGTGTGGGCGTGGAACTCTATGGGGAAGTGTTGTAGCAGCAGTGGTGTATATACCTCAAGAAAATATACCTAATTTATTAAATAAAGTACACGATTCTAAACAACTTTCTGCTAAGAAAAGAGATGAATTGTCTGAATTAATAAAAGATAATTGTTTTTATGGTATAGGTGAAATAGGGCCTGACATAATAGATGATATAAATATACTTAGGGCAACTGAACAAGCAATGGTATTGGCACTTTCTAAACTCCGTATCGATAGCGGTATTAGCTATGACTGTGTGCTTATAGATGGCACTGTCAAACTTAAGATGGTGCCTGAATACCAACAGCAGATCATTAAAGGAGATGCTTCAGTGTTGTCCATAGCCGCTGCTTCTATAATAGCTAAAACTTATAGAGATAATACCATTTTAAATCTACCTGATATTGACTATTATAATGTTTGGGATATAGCAAATAGTAAAGGGTATGGTACTAAAAAACATCGAGATGCTATTAAGGTTTATGGTCTCAATAAATTACATAGAAAAACTTTTGGTATTTGTAAGGAGTATAATGATTAGTAAAGACAAAGTGCGCTATCAAAAAACTTATCGTAAAAATAATAGAGAGGCATTAAAGAGTTTTATATGACAGAAGAAACAATCACAATAACTAGGAAAGAGTACAAAGAGTTGAAAGAGGACTCTGATTTTTTACAAGCCTTAAGAGCAGCAGGAGTAGATAATTGGGACGGCTATGATTATGCCATAGATATTTTAAATGAGGATAACTAATGACAGAAGAAATTAAATTTATAGATATAAAAGAGTTTAGAGCGAAAGGATTTTTACAAGAGGCGAACAGATTATTTTTTCATCCATTAGGGTTAGCTTTGGCTGTTAACATTCACGAAGACGGTACAGAAACTCTTGATGGTATATGGGATTACAGAGATGACCCAGAAGGCATGTTCTTTGGTCAGGAAATGATTAGAGAAGATAGAATTAAACACGTACTAGCTTTAAAAAACTCTAAACGATTTGATAGGTTGATGGCAGCAAGAGATTATGGTTATATTGTAGATAGTGATAGTATACAAATTACTATGGATCTATAGCAAGTAAATATAAAGAAGGTGAGAAGATGTCTAATTATTTTGAGACACACATTCAAGAAGCGGTTAATAACGCGGATATTCATGGTTTTTGTGCTGGTGACGTTAATCAGAGGGTATTGTTCCCGTCACACACAGGTGGGTGTGATTGGACTCTAGAGGCAGTTATAGGATGCACTTTTAAATGTTCTTATTGTTTAGCAAAAGTATGTTCGATGGCATTTGGAGAGCTAACTGATCTATCCTACTGGAATCATATAAAAATTAAAAAAGATATATTATTTCAATTCAATAATGAATTAAAAAAAGTTAAAACTGGCCAATTTATTTGGGTATGTGATTTAACCGATCCTTTTATGATTGGAAGACCTGATGTTACTAGACTACATTTAGATCTTGTTAATAAAATGAATGTAGTTGGGATTTTTGCAAAGGTACTAACTAAAGGGTTTCTTCCAAAGGAGCTATTTAATTTATCAGTTAAAAATAAGATCGGCGTCTCAGCCTCAATATTAGATGATGGGTTTAGGAAGATATATGAGAAGAATACTATACCAACTTTAGTGAGATTAGATAGACTTAAACAGTTCAGTGACGCCGGCTTTTATACCTGGGTAAGTATTGCTCCTTATCCATCCCCCGATTTATTTAAATATGAACCCATTGAGCAGTTTCTTGAAAAAATAAGTTGGACAAATCGAATAGTCTTTGATGCTTTTGGTTATTTTGGACCTATTAAAGAGGAGAATAAAGATTTTTATTTTGAAATATCAAGTAAGATTCGTAACTTCTGTAAAGCTCACGACATAGAATTTAATAATTTGTCTAAAATAAGAGAGCTAGTTAAAGAGCGTATAGGTATATAGCTAGTTAATAAAAGATGTATAAGGAATAAATTAAATGCTAGGAACCAAGACTAAAGAACAAGTACTTAACTTGTTCCCACAACACACCATTTTAACGGCGTATAGAGGTAGTGTAGCACACGGTATGTACGTACCTGATACTGACCCTCATAGTATAGACGATATCGACCTATTTGGTATCCATATGGCTCCTATAGATTGTTACTTAGGTTTGTTACAACATAAAGACTACTATGAGCCTGTAGTAGGTAAATACAAAGAGACTATAGAGGGTTTCTTTGATGAATATGACGTGGTCAGCTACGAGTTTAAGAAAATGATGCGTTTGCTTATCAATAGTAATCCTAATGTACTTTCACTTTTAAGTCTTAGAGAGGAACACTACCTTAATATAACTGGTGCAGGAGAACTGTTACTTAAGCATAAAGAGGCATTCTTTTCTCAGAAAGCTTACTATTCTTTCGCTAGATATGCAGAGGATCAACTCAAGAAGATGACTCACTTTGCATTTGAAGGCTATATGGGAGAAAAACGTAAGACCCTTGTTAAAAAATTTGGGTATGATACTAAGAATGCAGCTCATTGTATTAGATTGCTTCGTACTTGCATTGAGTTTTTAGATACCGGAGAGTTAAATGTTTTTAGAGAGGAAGATTCCGAAGAGTTATTACAGATTAAATTGGGGCAGCGAAGTTTAGAGTCTGTAGAAGCAGAAGCAAAGGATCTCATTGTTAAAGCTACTTATGCTAAGAACCATTCAGTGTTACCTGAAGTACCTGACTATAATAAGATTAATTTAATTACTAAACAAATAGTTTATGATTATATTATTGATGAGGCGTCGGGTGTTTATGCTTTTTAATAAAATAATTACTTGACAAACCAATAAAATGCATTATATTATATTTAAGTTAAATTTAAAAAGGAATCACAGATGGAACGAATTATCTTAGTACAAAAGAATATACATGGAAGAGTGAAATACATCGAGCTTACCCTAGAAGAAGCTACAATTCGTAGAGTATGGGGCCTTATAGACGGTAAGACTCAGAATACTTCTAATACTTATGACTACACAAATAAAGACAAGGCTAATGAGCTGTCCCCTAGTGAGACGGCTCAAGCCGATTTTAATAGAATCATTGAGACTAAAACTAAGGAGGGTTATCTTGATGCTGTATCACTGGATGAGCTACCTGAATTTGATAATAACCAAATGGACTTCAACGATCTGCCTGTACAATTCTGCTGCTCTAAACCCCATACTAGTATTTCTGTATCTAAATGTAATAAACTAATTAAACAAAAACTAGCACGTTTTTTTATTAAAGAGAATGGGTTGTGTCATTTTATTCTTATAACTGGCACTGGTGAGGTTAAAATCTATACTCGACGTATAGACGATCACACTAGAAAGTATCCAGAGATTGTTAAGTACATAGAAGACTTAAAACTCCATAAGAATACTTTATTGATTACTGAGTTTGTGATTGATCCGAAGCTTAATATACCTCACATGGATGGGTTCAAATTAATTCGTAGTATATCTAAATGTGATGTTTTGGCTGGTAAAGTATTGGAAAATGTAGAAAACTCTATTGCTCGACAAGAAGAACATAGAGTAGTAGCAGTGGTATTTAATTTACTCTTTATAGATGGAGAAGATCTTACTAAGATAGAGTATGAAGAAGCTCTTGAATTATTACTTGATGAGTCTGAGTGGGATGGTCCTGTGATACTACCTAGAGAGGTAAAGTTCAAGTCCTATCAAGAAGCGTATGCTTGGGCGGATGATAATAATGAACAGTATGAGGGGTTAGTTCTCTGGAATGCGCATGAGAATGCTGAAATAACTTACAATGGTAAACCAAATAGAAGGGCTTGTTATAAAGTTAAAGCTGCGTTAGAAGATGATGTTGTAGCTTATGCCTGGAAGGAAGGAACAGGCGCTAAACAAGGTAAGGTAGGTAGTCTTTTTATAGGTAAATATAATGTGGTAGGGGAGATAGTCCCTATGGGTAGAGTAGGCTCAGGCTTAAAAATTAAACAAGGCGAATGTGAAATAGACTATTGGAAACTGCCTTGTGTTATTGAGATTTCCTATTCACAAAGATTTCCTACAGGGGCTTATCAGTTTCCAGCTTACAGTAAAAAACATGAAGATAAAGTTCCTTCCGACATAGTAGTTGACAAGGATGGATTTTAATATGATAACAATAAATAATATAGAACGCACTACGTTAAAATATAACTGTGAGTGTGGCGTGTCCGGCCAGTGTATGTTCAAAGCTCCTAATGGGGATGTAGCATTAATTATGGACCTACAGTGCCCCATGTGTAAAAATTTGGAACGTGTGAAGATCTTTAGATATACATCAGAAGAGAAAAGAGAACAGCTATTGGGAGATGATGTAGATTTACATTGGGCAATAGTAGTAGATAATATAATTGAGGAGCCACAGGATGAATAAAAATTTTACAGACGATCCTTTATTTAAATCTATACATGCTACAGATAATTCTTTAGATTTTAATGAAGAGAGGTTCACAAATTTTACTGTAGAAGATGTATATGATATTTTAAATTTAATCAAAGCCAGTTTAATTTCTAATATGTCTTTTACCAAATGTTTTCAGCATATATGCAGTGAAAAGTTAAAAGACAATGGTAAAGAAGATTTAAAATTACTTACTTTTCAGATAGCTTTCAAACATCTAGTAGCTTTAAATGATTCAGATATTTTATTTCTAAGTGGCAAGAGGGATTTCGTTGCAGAGGTAGCAGCCCGGCAGTATGGGATGTCCGTACTGGATATTACGGAAGAAAATAAACAACAACTTTTTAGAGACTCAGATAGTGTCTACTCTATAACAGACCCCCCTGTACCTAGTTGGGATGAGTATTTCTTTAATGTATGTAGACAGGCTGCACGGCATTCTAAATGTTTGTCTAGAAGAATTGGAGCAGTGCTAGTTAAAGATAAAAGTATTATTAGTACTGGATATAATGGACCTCCGAGAGGGGTGCCTAGTTGTGATCGCAGATGGGAAATAGATTCTCACTTTGTAGCTAGGTATGAGAGTAAGATAGTTGTACCTATTAATCACAATAAGCCTGTGTGTCCGAGACATACTTTGGGTGCGCAATCCGGTGAGATGCTGGATATTTGTATAGCAGGTCACGCGGAAGAGAATGCTATTTTGAATGCCGCCCGTATGGGCGTATGCACTAAAGGAGCTACTTTATTTATGACATGCTCTGTGCCTTGCTTTAGATGCGTAATTAAAATTATTAACGCAGGGATATCAGAAATAGTAGTTACTGGTATTTCTTTTTATGATGATAATGCGGAGTTCCTCCTAAATAATAGTGATGTTAAGGTTCGTTTTTATGATTTTGAGAAAAAAACATAACAATTTTTTTGATTTCTGTACTATACTATATATAGAGGGCAGAAAAGCCTAACAAAATTAAAAAGGAGAACTAAATATGTCAGAATACAATTTTTATCAAATTGACCACACCGGAGTAAACGAGCCGGATAGAGACGCAGATGCAAGAACAGATGGAGCTACTCCCATCAGACGAGCACTTGATGCTAAAATTTCAAATTTCGGTGCAAAGAACATAGGCGCAAGAATGAGTTCCGATTATACTAGAACTGATCTAATCTTCGAGTCTAAAGATAATCTGCTCGACCATAACGTACTTATTGAGGATACAGGAATGGGAAGTAATGTTGCTGGTAGGGGCATTAGTGTAGTACATAATCCATATCTAGAGGGTTCCTCTGTTAAGAGAGTTAGAGATGAACAAGCATTTAGAATGGGTATGTCAGATAATAGAGGATCAAGCGTAGACGCACCTGGCTTTGACGTATCTGATACTGATGTAGTTATAGAGGGTATGGTCGCTGGAAAGAATTGGCCTACTGAAGGTTGGCGTACTTACGGTGGTAAATATGATTTCACACCTTATACTGGTGGCGGAATCCATTAATAACAAAAGAGCCTAATTAAATGAAAGAGAATTTCTGTGAATGTGACAAATGGAATTTTTATATAACTCATTACCATGAAACTTTTTATTGGCATCCTAAAGCAAAAAATTGGTATGTTCAATGGGTGAGCCTCTCAGAACAAGGGGGGTACACCCAGGTTTCAAGGTATGCAATTCCAATGTCCTTCTGCCCATTATGTGGTGGTAAATTAAATGACCCTGAGGAAGGCTAGCCTTTTATGACTAATGATGATAATACAGACACAGGTCCAGTTGTAAAACTGCATCTACAAGAGTCAAAAAATATGCAGAAGGAGTGGTTTACTTACGCCTTAGATGCTATTCAAAGGCTCTCTGATAAGATTGAAATAACTGTATTATCCATACAGAAAGAACGCGAAGAGTCCTTGTTACGTATGGTAGAACTTCGTGAGCAATTGTTGGAACAACTAACGATTAATGACAAAAGTAATACTAAAGAATGGGTAAGAGTGAGTGTTAAGTTAGACGATACCTTAAAAGAATTAACAGCAAAACTTTCTAAATCTGAAAGTGAAACTAAATTACTCTTAAAAGAATTTACTAAAGACTACGGCGATAAAATGAAAGAAGTAACCGATGCCATTCAAATAACTAAAGATACTCAATTAGTGGTTGGTACAAAAGTTAGAACTTATATAGCAATGACAGGAATAATTGTCACAGCAGTTATTACTACGCTTGCAGGGGGAGCCCTTGTATTATTTAAAGATGCCATTAAAGCCTGGATAGGGAGTTAAATATGGTCCACGATCTAGAAAAACTAAGAAAACTGACAGAAACTTTAACAAGTAATGGTTATTTAACTGATCAAGCCGCTTCCTGGGAATATGCGTTTGACTCAGTAAAAGCTTTTGTTTGTATAACTAATACTGCTTTTAAATTGAAGTATGTAAATAAACCTCTCCGTAATATATTAAAAATCCAATCAGAAGAATTTATAAACCAAGAACTGTATAGTATTTTAGGTGATAAAGACCTACAAAGAGAGCTAGACAGTAAGCAGGGAGTAATAGCCTTAGAAGGAGGCTCAATAACTTATCAAGAGCTTTTTATAAAGTCTTTTAATGGGTGGTATGAGTCCCATAGAAACAATATAGTGACTAGTAAAGGTGAACTCATAGGATATATTTATATTTTTACTGATGTTACACAAAAACGATTAGCTCTTGAGGCTTTAAAGAAGAGTGAGAAAAACTATAGACTTCTATTTGAGTCTATGCTGGATGGTTTTGCTCTCCATAAGATGTTATTTAATGAAGAAGGTGAGCCTTATGATTATGAATTCATAAATGTAAACCCGGCTTTTGAAAAGATAACCGGCTTAACTGCAAAACAATTAGTAAGCTATACAGCCTTAGATGTTTTACCTAAACTTGAGCAGCATTGGTTTGATGTTTATATTAAGGTGGTTCAGACAGGGAAATCCTATAGATTTAGTAACTACTCTCCTGAACTATGTAAGTATTATGATGTAGTAGTATTTAGACCCATGCCTGGTTATTTTGCCTGTATTATATCCGATATAACTGATAGGACTTTAGCCGAAGAAAACCTTCAAATTTCTGAGAAACGTTTCCGTGAAATTATTGAGAAGGTAGAAGGTATAGCAATAAGAGGGTATGATGAGCACTTTAATGTGATTTTTTGGAACAAAGCTTGTGAAACTCTTTATGGTTATACTAGGCAGGAAGCTGAAGGAGAGAATATAGAAGACCTCACTTTTTTAAAAGGATTAAAGGTACCAGTTGAAGAGTTTCTTGAAGATTGGTTTGATGATACTACCCCTCCCCCAGCACAAGAATTAATCCTTAAGGATAAATTTGGAACAGATGTTCATGTGTTTTCTTCCAGCGTACTACATCAAACTGCTATTGGTAAGGAGATGTTTTGTATTGATGTTGATTTGAATCCTATTAAAGATGCACAGAAGGCTTTACATGATACTAATATATTATTAAATGGCATATTAAATGCTATTCCTGATGCAATAGTTGTTCAAGATGCTGATCATAATGTAGTTAAGTGTAATAAAGCCGGCAAAAACTTCTTTAATGTAACCTCTAAGCAGGTAGAAGGAGTAAAATGCTTTCATTTACTAGGTCGTGATGATAACTGTGATGAGTGCCAGACAAAGATAGCAAGAGCAACTAAGAAACCAGCTAAATTGGAACGTTTTATAGAGGAGCTACAAAGTTGGTTTGATTGCAGATCTTATCCTCTTTTGGATGAAGAGGGTAATGTTACTAAAATAATAGAGCATCTAAGAGACATTTCTGACTGGAAAAAAGAACAAGAGATGTATAAGGATGCGCATTTAAAGGTAGAACAATCTCTTAGAAGATTGAGGTTTATAGTGCAGGCGGTAGATGGATTTTTATGGGAAAAAACCTTTAATATAGACTCTAAAGATTGGGAACATACTTATATTGATCCTTCGTTCTGCCGTGAATTTTACGGACTAGGAGGCAACGATGAAGAAATATGTGAGCAAGCGTACGGGAAGTCAACAGAACAGTTACTACAGCTTTGTGATGATCCAGACCCTATCAATTCTTTTGCAGTTGTATGTGCTGCCACTGACAATCATTGTATTGAGCAAGGAACATCTTGTGAATACTTTGAGATGGGGTATTTAAATAATATATGGACTATATTAAAAGTAAGAAAAACTCCTTTATATGATGACGACAATAAATGTATAGCTATCCTAGGTTTTGCTAGAGATTGTTCATGTGATTCACACTCTGTGAGAGAACTTATAGAGAATGGTATAGATTCAGAAAGAATTGAAAAACTTAAGACAGATAGTAATAGAATTAAATTATATTGGGTAGTAAAAAGAAAGAATGAGATAAAAGATTTAACTCATTTAGACTTTCCTTAGTCAATGAGTTAATTTTTAATAAGGAATTATGGGGCTCCCGTAAAAAGGAGAAAGAAACTATGAAAAGAAATATGAAAGATTTAGTTAAGAGACGCAGCTCCCTAGGGAGTGTGTTTGCTGCTAATCGTTTCGACGATCTTTTTAGTGAGGTATATGCACTAATGGATCATGCTTGGAACGATTGGGATCTAAGCGCTAGTGCATTTCACGCCCTCCAACCTAAAGCAAACTTTCCAAAAATTAACGTGGCAGAAACTAGTTCTGCGTATGAAGTGGAAATTGCAATTTCAGGGTTCGATAAGGACAACCTGGAGCTGGAATTTAGGGACTCGTGTTTGTTTATTAAGGCTGATAAAGCTAATGAGCAAGAAGATGAAGATAAGAAGTGGCTAAGGAAGGAAATTTCTAGCAGATCGTTTAGACGAGCTCTGCAGTTTCCATTAAAGGTTGATAGTTCTTCAATCAGTAGCACATATGATGCAGCTAAAGGCATCGTTACTTGTGTACTGCCTAAGCAATTAAAAAAAGAACCAAACGTAGTAAAAATAAAAATAAAATAAAATAAATTGGGAGCCCCATAATCCCAACACTAAAGGAGAAAGCATGGCAAGAAATTTTTATGATTGTGCCAAAAATGGCGGTAAGGTGATTAATAAAAAAACAAAGGATGGTAGGATGATTAAAGTTTGTTATGATAGAGAAGGTAACTCTCATATTAAGCAAAACAATAGGAAGAAAAGAAAGAAAAATAACGCAGTTAGACATAAGGTTAAAGCTTCTGTATCTAGTTTACAGACATTGGCAGACCATTTTAATAGTAAGAGGCATTAATAAAAGGAACAAGACATATGATTAGATTTGAAGACGGTGATGATAGTTTGGTAGAGGTATTTTTGGAAGTAATGGAGGATAGATTCCCACATTTTCAGTTCCTTAAATTTAAATTAGTATATGATTTGAAGAAGAGGACCAAGAATGGGCAGATTACTTTGGCTAGTATTGAGTTAGCCTCACCAAAAATTAAATACTTTTCACAGGATGAAAAAGCGGCAGAAGGGTATGATTATATTCTATTTGTAGATAAAAAAGCGTGGGATTTAGCCGGTGATAAAGATAAGAGAAGATTAATCTCTCATGAGATGCGACATGTTTTTGTTGATGAAAAAGATAAAGCAAAACTAGTAGGGCATGAGATAGAAGATTTCTATCAGGAGATAGAATTAAATAAAGACGATCCAGAATGGGGCCGTAAACTTGTCAGACTAATGACTGATGTTTATGATCAGGAAAAGGAAATGTCTAAACCAAATAAAGGATATTAAGGAGTAAGACCTATGGAAGATAAGAAAGAATTAACCCCTGAAGAGTGGGAAGTTGAAGTAAAAGCTAGACTTAATGAGTTTATAGATAATTTCCTTAGTGTATCTAAGGAATGTAATATGGCAACCAAGTATTTTCATCCTGAACAGGAGGTTTTTGAAACTCATATTGAGTATGACAAGTCAAAAACTAACGGGGCAGAGCTTAGGGTAGTTTTTAATTTTGTTGAAGATTTTGATCTATCTTCAATGAGTTTTACCTAATTATTTAACCTCGTATATAGTAGGAGTAGCATATGAAAAAGGGAACCATTTATTTTAGAGATGGGGATTTAATTGCGAAAAGTGGCGAGACACGGGTGTATACAATGAATGATGAACTCTTCATGGAGTCACAAAGAGGTAATTTAATATCAGCAGAGCAAGATCTTAGTGATTATATTTGGCAAATAAATAATAAGCCCTTTGGTAATTGTTTAGTTGTAGGTTTAGGACTAGGAGTTGCTGCTAGATATATTCTCTCTTTAAATAGAGTGAATAAAGTAACTGTTGTAGAAGAAGATAGGAGTGTTATTAGAGCACAAGTAGATGCAGTTCCTATTAGTGATGATAGACTAACTATAATAAACAAAGAGTTCTTGTCTTTTCTTTATAGAACTAGAGAGAAGTTTGATTTTATCTTTATTGATTGTTATAATAAAATTGATGAAGACACCTTCCCAATAGTTGCCGATATTGCTGCAGCCAGTAAATCAGCCCTAGCGAAGGATGGAATTCTTATAGGATGGTTAGATAATAGTACCCCTGAGATATTTATTGATGCATTTTATGGGTTATTTACACTTCATTAGGAGGTCCCCAACATGGACACTTATGATATATTAATTGTAGACGATGATCCAGAAGTCGCTGCACTTTATGAGGCTTTTATGGAATTAATGCCTTATTCTTTTAAAGTGGTTACTTCAGGAGAGGATGCATTAGAGTTACTTAAAAGTATTAAATTTACTGTGTTTATATTAGATATAGATTTAGGGTACAACGTCATGACAGGGGTTGACCTCAGCATTAAGATTAAAGACATGCAACAAGATGCTAAAGTGTATGCATTAACTGGCCACGCTGTAATCTTTGATGGGTTTGATCCATCAATAGCGGGCTTTGATGAAGTTTTTAGTAAACCATTAGGCTATAAAAGTTTAATCATTTTACTAAAAGATATACTAGGCGATAGAATTAATAAATAGTTTTATTGGGAGTTGATTCATATTAAGGTGTAGGTGTGCCACCACTCACTGAACCGGTATTAAATTAATTCCCTATCCCCGTAACCATTAGGTTATGATAATCAAGTTTAACAAAAATTAAAAGGAGGAAATTTGACTATGGCTCTATTTGGAGTTGAAAATGGAGTACGAATAGAAACCTCAGATGGTAGTGCTGATTTGCTATTTGGTGTAACTGACCCTTCTGTATCCGGTAAGGCAGCCCCCGAGGGCTCTCTATATCTACGATCTACTGGTGTGTCTTATAAGAAGACAGGCCCTGGTGATCATGATTGGGAGTTAGCCTCACAAGCTGAAGGCGCGGCTATTGGTTATATTTTTATAACTGAAGTCACTAATGCTGGTAATATAGGAACAGAATCCTATGTTGCTAACACCGTACCTGCTGATACAGTTTTGACAGAATGCACTACAGATACAACAGATGTTACTATTGCGTTCCTTGCGGAACCCGCTGGTTTCTATAGCCCTACTCTTTCAATTAGTGGAACCAACTGTACAAATTTAGCCCAGTACGGAGACGATAGGCGTCTTTTTAGTGGGTCTATTGACGTTACTTTGACGTGTGCAGCTGGTGAATATCAAGACTTTATAGTTGAGAGTTCCACTGGTCAGAGTACTTCAGTTAGAATAAATCGAGCTGGCGCAGGCCCAGAGATTAATGCTATTGTATTTGGAGCATATCCTGGAGTACAGACAGACCTAAAAAATAACGACCAGATTGGCGTAACTGTTACGGTTGCTAATGATGCTTCGTCCGTATGGATAGAAGCTGATAAAGCATCTAAAACATTAGTCAATTTGACATTAGGCGCAGTAGATGGTGCAGGTGCTGGTTACAGAAATGCAACTGGTACAATAACTATTTCTACTATAGCCTCAAATTCACCAGTGGATGCCCAGGCAGAAAATGCTTTGGGAACTAGAGGAAGTGTATTCACTTCTGCTAACCTGAGTATTGATCAGGTTTATCCTACCATCACATTTAACTCTATAACGTACCCAGCAACACAGGGTGCACTTAAAAATAGTGAGACTGCTGATGTAAATGTTTCTGTGACCAATTGGACACCTGGAACTGATGATATTACTTATAGCAATCCACTAAGTCAACTTTCTATTCCGAGTACTACTACTTACGCTCAAACAAAAGTTGTTACTAGAATTGCTGGAGATTACAACGTAACTTCCAACAACTATAGTATCTCTGCTACTAAGGTAAATAATGCTGCAACTAGTTCTTCTAGTTGGAATGTTAAAATTGCCAATGTCTTAGCACAACTGACTGTTGTTGAGCCAGCAGCTAGACTTAGGACAGGAAGTACTGGATTTTCTAACGTTGGTCTTACCAACGCTGCTTCTACAGCAGAACACACAATTACTCTTGTATCTAACCAGACATTGTCTGCGGTACCAACACTTGCTAACCCAGGTGCTGGCACAGGTACTTGGAAGAATGGTTCTTTTAGTAATATAAGTGCCATGAAATCATTTACTAATGTGATGCAGGTACCTGATAGTAGTACACGTGGTACACATTCTTGGGGAGCAATTAGTGGTACTAATCTCTCTGGTATGGTTACTTCAGCTATTACAGGTAGCACTACTTATGTTATTGGTGGTTTCTTAGCTCGATACTACGAGATAATTCTTGGACAGAACTCAAGTTCTGGAGCAACTGAAGTCACTACCTATACTAAATTTACACTAGACTGGCAGTATACGAATGGGGATGGGCAGATCAAATCCCTCAGTCGTGCTGCAGCAGTCAATACTGCGCCACCTGTTACGAGTCAGTATACTATTGATGCTGTTGATGGTAATCCCACCAACTTTATCATTATAGATACCGCTGCGACTCAGGGACAGACGGTAAATAGCGCAATACGTGTAGAGGAGGCTGTGTAATATGGCATCTATAGATGGTAACGCGTTTGAGACTGAGCGTAGGTTTATTCAGCTTAAATTTAATACGAACATGCCTGATTCCAGTACTTTGGGATACGATGGCAACCCAAATTCAGTAACCAATGGAGCTAATGGTGGTGAGACTTTAATTTATAATGTCGCATTAGGTGCTAGTTTCTTGCAGAGTAGCGGGGCTCTTTGGTTTAAGAAGTCTCTTCCAAATACTTGGGTTGAACTTGGGGGAAGTACAACTGTTGCAAGTAATATTGTTTCTTATGTTATTCCAGCTGGTAATACACAGCTGTTTTATACATTAGATTTAGCAAATAATCAGAACTTTGATTTTATAGTTGATACTGTACATGGGACAGACAGAAGTTTAGCTAAGGTATCTGTACTTTGGTCTGACCCCTCAATGGAACAAAATGAGTATAGTTTTCTAGGACATAACATTCATATAGATATAGTAGCTTCGGAAAGTGGTGGAAATTGTTTACTCAATATCACAAATAATGAAGCAACTGATGTCACCGTTATTGTCAAAGTGGACGCATTCAATGCTTTATAGCAAATAATAAAACGTAAACCTACCTTTCGGGGTAGGTTTTACATAAGGCACAATATGTATAGAAAAGTAAAATATGAGTACGTTAAAAATTCTTTCGAAAAGGAAGGGTATATACTTATTAGTAAGGAGTATATAAATAATTCTAGTAAACTTGAATATGTTTGTCCTCAAAATCATAACCATTCTATAGTTTGGCATGCTTGGGTGAATGGGAAGAGGTGCCCTTATTGTTCTCGAAAAGCTAAACCAACTTTAGAGCAAGTTAAAAAATCTTTTGCTTTAGAAAATTATACTCTATTGAGTACTGAATATATCAACAATAGCACATCACTTGAGTATATTTGTTCTTATGGTCACAAACATAGTATAAGTTGGGGTCATTGGGAAAGTCATAAACGTCGCTGTCCAACATGCAGATACATTAATAATTCTGGGGCAGATAATTTTAATTGGAAAGGTGGGATATCATTTGAACCTTATTGTGAAGCATGGAAAGACAGAGAATACAAACAAGATATAAGAGATCGTGATGGTAATAGATGCTTAAATCCGTACTGTGATTCTCCTAATAGAAATGATTTAACTATTCATCATATTGATTATGATAAGAAGAATTGTAGACCAAGTAATTTAATAACTGTATGTAGGTCATGTAATTCAAAAGCTAACACAGATAGAAAATGGCATAGATATTGGTACAACTCAATTATTAATAGGAGGTATAATTATGGGTACAATAAAGATTAACACATTAAAAGGTTTGATAGCCAAAGCTAATAGGGTGATGGGTATTAAGAAAAAAAGACCAAAGAAACATGTAGCTAAAAAACCTAACAAAAAGACTAAGGAGACTCCTATTGAATCAGATAAAGAGTCGCATATAATAGACATCACTATATAAAGGTGGTACATGAATCTAACTGACGTTCAAGATGAGGCAGCTAAATGTAATATGTGTGGACTAGCAAAGAACAGGCAAGTACCTGTATTTGCTAAAGGGAATCCTTACTCTAAGATATTAATTTGTGGTATGTGTCCTGGTCCTGATGAGAATCATCCTAAGAATGAGATGGGGTGGCCCTTTGTGGGTAGATCAGGGAAGCTTTTGGATCATATATTAGAGGATACTACTTTAACACAGCGTGATGTATACATAACTAATATAGTTAAATGTTTCTTGAAACCAGGACTTCGGTTAGATGAAAGATGTATAGATAGATGTTTACCTTATTTAATAGAACAGATAGGGGCTATTGAACCTAAGGTTGTTCTAGCTTTAGGAGCAGATGCCGGCAGAGCGTTGTTAAATAAACCAATGTCAACCTCACTGTCTTCTATGAGAGGTAAAAGATATAAGTTCACAGAAAGCATAAGTATTATAGTAACATATCATCCCTCGTATTTTTTACGGCAGGGTGGTAGAAAACACGACCATTATAATAGAATAATAGACGATATAGAATGGGTAAAGGAGATCATTAATAGATGATTAAATTACTACATCCCAGTCATAATTGGACTGGACGCTAGCTATCTATATAACTAGCATATTTTCCCTTTAGCGATCACTTGTTTCTTAGAAACCGAAGTTTAAAGGGTTATCATACTCTTGATTAGGCTAGGTGGGGCGCAAAGCGGCCCCCTAGCCATAAGCTTTTTGATTTAAAATATAAATTAAAAGGAGAATTAATTTAATGGCTAAATATACTTTGGATTTATGTACCGGAGGAACAGCTTCTTCTAATGGGCATTATTTAAGTTATGCTCCAGGTGCTGCCTTTGATAATAATATAGATAGTTTTTATCATAGAGTAGGCTTTCCTTCACAATTACAGTATGAGCTTGTTGAGCCTAGAATTATTAAAAAATATACTATTAGAGGAAGGGCTGGTGTACCAAGCCAGTCTCCTTATATATTTACATTTGAAGGATCTAATAATGCTGTAGCTTGGGATATATTAGATACACAGGTTGCTTTTAATCCTTGGAGTACTAATTTATTTCAAGAATTTATTATTAGTAATAATACTAGTTATCTATATTACAGATTAAATATTACAAGAGCAGTAGGAGCTGGGGACAATGGCAGCGTGGCTGAGTTTGAAATGATGGAAATGCTTGATCCAATTCCTACGTCTACAATTTATAATACTTCTTCAGTTAAAAAAAATATTAGAGGCAAAGCTGCTGAAGGTTTTATCCGCCCAACAATTACTGAGTTTTTTACTAGTAAAGATTTTGAAGAGACGCTGAAATGATGGAAGGTATTTGGGAATAATAAAATTTAAGGAGAAACAAGATGATCTTAGGGCCAAATGATAGTACCCTAGCTGACAATGCTAGTGAGATGAAAGACCAAAATTTTGGAGGAAACAGGGAGTTCACTGAAGGAGTCCAACAAAAAGACCAGGACTATAAGACACCTGTAGGAGGCTCATCTAATATAGAAGAGAATCCTGTAGAAGAAGTAACAAGAGACACAGACGAAATGACTGACCCAGCTATTAGAAAGAGAGAATTTTCTAGACGAGCTGAGACACAGGATCATCAGGACCATAATAAAGACAGGTTCCCTGAGTCTGAGCCAGACAACAGGCCACTAGAAGATACTACTCCAGTAGCAGTACCTGATGATAAGTACCACGGTGATAGACTTAAGTATCATTTTGGTGAAGGCCAGTATGAGAGTGAAATGAGTTAAAATAAATTCAATAAGGAGGAATTAATATGAACTTTGATGCTAATTGGCTTTGGATTACTTTAGTTTTACCCGTAATTATAGGTATTTTTAAAAATGAGATAGGAAGATTCTTCTCAGACTATACAGTGTATAAGAATAGAGCATTTGATGCTGATGGGGACCCTGGTACTGGTCAGCACTGCTATGTACAGAGCGGAGCAACAGGAGAGTATGTAAAGGTTTATGTAGATGAGTATCAATTTGGTTTAGCCCCCAGTAAAAGGAAAATAATTACTCACCAGAAAGATCCAGACGGAGATCAGGGTAAAGTAATAATTGTACCTTACTCTTATACAATATGGGCTAGTATGGTTAAAGGTTCACTACAAAAAGAAAGAATGGATAGAGTTTTACTTAATAAATAGAATATTATTAAATAATTACTTGACAAACCTGTAGTTGTGTATTATATTATATACATGTTTAATTAAAAGGAAAAGGATATAAAATGAAAGAGCGGGAGTTAAAAAAAGAATTAAAGGGAGCTATAAAAGCTAAAGATACTTATAAGAAGGATGCTATTCGTATGATTCTTGGAGAGGTGCCTCGTCTTAACAAAAAGAAAGGCGAGGCAGTTACTGAAGATGAAATTACTAAAATTATAAGAGGACTAGTTAAATCTGAGGTCATTAGGCTTACTGCTGCTAATTATACCCATGAGAAATCCGAGTATCTTACCTATTTAAAAAGTTACCTGCCTGAGATGATGTCAGAGAAAGAAATTGAGGCTTGGATACTTGACAACATAGATTTTAGTACTTATAATAATACTATGCAAGCAATGGGTCCTATAATGAAAGGATTAAATGGTAAGGTTGACGGTAATCTTGTTAGAGAGATACTTACAAGAAGTACTTAATCTATAATTAAAGAGATAAATATGATTGACCCAACTAACATAACGAATTATGCATTGACTCTATTTAAGTTAGAGGAGACTCTTTTATTTTGGGTGTTGGCTGCTGGTAAGAATGGTACTACAACAGCACGTCTCCTTGATAATTTACTAATAGACATAGAGGCTGATAAGATAGGTGTATTTAATGCTTTTAGATTATATACTAAACCTAAGAGTATAGCACTTGAACTTAAGGAACATGGTATAGGATGCTATAATCAGAAAGCTAGAACTATATTTGAATTGATTCACTTAGACTTAGATTTAAAGACATGTACCGCAGAGGCTTTAGAACTGGTTCATGGAATTGGTATGAAGACTTCGCGTTGCTTCCTTATCCACTCACGAGAGAATATTCAGTACGCCGGAATTGACACCCACATGTTAAAAAATCTAAGAGTAAACGGTATAGAAGGTGTGCCTAAAACTACACCTACTAGTAAGAAGCTATACAGACGACTAGAGTTGGAAGTCCTGAGACTTTCAAGGGAAGCTGGACTCACTCCAGCCCAATATGATTTAGGTGTATGGAATACATACGCCGTAAAGTAAGGAGAAGTATATGTTTTCAGGAAGATACCCACAGAAAGAAAGAAAAGCTAAATTATTCCCATTTGGATTACCTACAGCGAAGAAAGTAAGTGTCATTGATGATCCAAACAATTTTTTGGCGGGAAAAGAGAAGTTTAAAGAATTATTGGTAACCAATAATGTTTGTAGTAAAGAATATCTTGTAGCTATTAGAGATCAGAAGAACTTTGATGGTTCTTTGAAGGGAATTTTTAGTATGCATGTTGATGAGTTTCCTCTCACTAGATTGAGGTCAGATGGTATCTATAATAGAACTGTTAAAGGTACAACTAAAGAGAAAGTTAAAAAAGGGTTCGATACCTTTGGGGGTTTTGAACTTAACTCAGCAATTTTTGTAGACGTAGACTCTATAGATGCTTATGGTACTTTTGAGATAATTGATGGTCAAAATAGACAGGCTGTAGCAGTAGAAGAAGGTTACACTACTGTTCCAGTTATATTCTATAAGTTCTACGCAGAAAAAGCTAAGCATGAGTTCTATGAGATGTTGAATCTATGTAAGTCCTCTGTTAATAAGAAAGGAGAAATCCATCTTAAGGCAATTCAGGGATTTGCTGGTCCTAGATTAGCTTATAGAGCGTACAAGAATGAAAATTATATTCATCTGTTTCATAAAATTGAACTAGAGAAGTACATAGACATTGATACACGTGAAGTGTTATCTGGTCCGACAAGTATTGGTGGAATTACAATTACTTACCCACAGTTCTGTCACGCAGTTAATGCGGCTGTTTTTCTAAAGAGTGAAGAGAGCAAAGAAAAAACTGTTGGGTCGTTTAATTATAGAATATCTACCACACCGGAGGAAGAGATTCTTGAGAAAGTAAATGACATGATGGGCATGTATGTGGAATGTTTAGACTATAAAACTGATAGTATCTTGAGGGCATTCTTTTCCTTTTATGTTAAGTTGCACAAGCAACACCCTGAGGTGTTCATGAGAGCTAAAGAACTTGAGAGAGTTAAAAAGCAGCTCATGAGTATAGACCGTAAAGATATTTTATCTATAAAAGGACGTGATAGTAGAAAAGAAGTACGTAAATTGTACGAAAGTGCTTATAATTTTAGAAGACAAAAAAACATATTAGTGTAAAGGAGTATTAATGATAGACTTTGAGAGTGCTTTGTATAGGGTAGTTTTTGATATAAGTAATAGTGCTCAAAAAGTAGTATGGGAGTCTGAATGGGGTCTACAGTTGGTAGACCCCATCAAACCTAGAAGTAAAAAATGGATTTATTTAATAGAGACCAACGAGTTACACCGTATAAAGATCGGAGTAACTCGCTTCTCTAAATCTAGGTCAAGCTCTGTTGGAAACACTGTTGCTGATATAAGTGTGTTTAAACTAATACTACTTAATGAGAATTTAATTTCTGAAGATGATCTACATTATTTGTTTAAAAAATATAATTATAAAGGGGAATTTCATTATAAAGAATGGCCATTAGAGTATTTTATTGATACTTTAAATAAAAAGTTCTTGACAAACTAAAAATAGTACATATATTATGTAAACAATTTAATCAGATAGGAGAATTATGATGAATAAAACAGAGAGAACAGCGTTACTAAAGAGATCTAAATCACAGAGGTTAGTGAGAGCTAATGCAAGTAAAACCAAACAGCTTTGGTTCGATGAGAAACCAGAAGACTTTTACCTAAGGTGTCATGCAGATCTGACATCTCAGTCTTATGGTATTAGGATTCAGGAGTATATTAGAAATAAAGCGGGGCTTAAACAGGTAGCTTCTTCTAAAGACCAAGGAGACTATGAGAATAAATATGAGGTATTCATAGAGAATAAGATTAATTATAAATCAGTAGATGGTAAGTACCTGTTTCTGCAGATCAGGCCTTGGCAGAGAGTGGGCCACTTCTTTATAACAATTGATCCTGACAACAACTATACCGCTGATTATTTTTACTTAACCTTTGAACAGATACACGCTGAGCTCAGACAGTTAGGTACATATTGTCATGGTACTAAGAAAAGTATTAAGAATGAGAGACGTATGTACTCTATTAGATTTAATGAAGGCTCTGAGGCACATACTAGATGGTTGGCTAAGTATAAGCTTCCTTCTTATGAGGCAGCTATTACTAAACTTAAGACTGTTAAAAGAAAGTTTGTTTTCCTTAACACTGAGTTGAATAAACTAGCTCCGACCATTCTTTTTGGTAAAAAAGGAAAAAATAACTTGACAAACAAAAGATAGTGACTATATTATATGACATGAAGGAAAAGGAGAAAGAAAATATGAGTGATACAAAAGAAACAAGAATTAAAGATGCATTATACCAACCGCTAACGGTAGATTCACGAAAAGGAAGAGGCGGAACTTACGATTATGTTAAATGGCAAGCGGTAGCGGATAGAATGAATGATGTTTTTGGTATGAATTGGAGTAGTAGTGTGGAATCCCAGGAAATCATTGGTGATATAGTTATAGTAAGAGTAAGTGTGTGTGCCAAAGATCCCATCAGTGGACAGGAATTTTGTCAGGAGGGTTATGGGGGGTCTCAAATGAGATCATCAGATGAAGCTGGCTCAGCACATAAAGGTGCTTATTCTAAAGCATTAAAAGATGCTTGTAAAAAATGGGGTGTGGGTCTTCATTTGGAAGAGAGTGGGGAATCAAATTTTTCTAGTAAGCCAAGTGGCTTTTCAGGGCATGAGACAGCTATTCCTGCACCAAGTGCACCTCTGGTACCAATGACTAGTACGGCCTCACCCCCAGCATATACTATGCCTACACAGCAGGTAGTGGAAACACCTCTACCTACTACACCGCCGCCAGCAGAGACATTACAACAAGAGACACCTGCCCCAGTTTCAGCACCGGCTCCTGTAGATAATGTAGTACCTATGGCTCCGCCGGCACCAGCACCTAATACGCCTCCGGCACCAGCACCATCTCCAGCTCCTGCACCAAGTGCTACACCTGCACCGGTAACAGTAGCTAATGATGCTACGGCATCTCCTGATGCGCCTGGTACTATTAATAATGTACAGGAAATGGCAATTAAGAATCTTGCCAGATTAAGTGGGATCGAAGATCCAGCTCAGCTTTTAACTGACCTTATTAATAAAGCAGACACTGGATTAACACGACAGGTTACAAATTTAAGTGACCTTAGCTACACCGAGGCAGTGAACGTAATAAAAGCTGCTAAAAATTTATAATAGGAGATAATATGTCAAAGAATAACCATACAGTACATCCAGAACTTATTAAGACAGTTGACTATGAGATTTTAGTACTAGGGCTTCCTAAGAAGGACTTAGAAGATTTACTGACACATTTTGTGGCAGAAAGGGGTAAGATTTCAAGGAGTTTGTACGAAGATTTTCTAATTGCTAACTGTATTGCTAATCTAAATCAGTTTATGGCCCACATTAATACAGCGACTATATCTGGAGAAATTGATTTATTAAAGTTACGCCAAGAGATTACTGAGGTAGTATTAACTCATAACCCATTACTCCATCCTGAAAAGATAGTTATTAACAGGAACCAGGTATTAAAGCTTCTTGTTGGTAAGATTAATGATGACGCTGATGGTATTCTACTTAATGAAAATATTTATTGGAACAAGTCTTACTATGATACTGAGGGGAATTATAAACCAATTTCTTTACAAGATAACTCTAAGAATCATATGGAAAAACCCCCTACTAAAAAGACTGAGTCTCCGAAAGGGGATACAGGTAAGAAAGATATTTCAGAGTTAGAGTGGAAGCCTGTACAGGTCTGGTGGACAAGATTAAATGAGTACGTTGTCGTTAAACAATACTCTTTAGAGAACATTGATCATATATTGAGGCAGCGTTACTTTCATAATAGCACCAGCTTTAATACATACATAGTGTCTAATTGTATCGTAGATGTAGAAGATATTTATGCGCTTATCGATGGCATGGGAGCTAATGTTGATCCTAATAAAGTAATTAGGGAACTATTTGCCTTGTGTGAGGGTGCTAACGAGGGGTTAAATTTTACTAGAGCTAAAGAACTTCAAGAACCTGAAGAAGGTGGAGATGACAGTTCTAAACTTCGTACTAATTCTCCGGCACAGAGGGCTTATACTAAGGGCTATGGGAAGAAGAAATCGCAGAAGAAGATGCCTACGTTTAAAGATGTACCTAAAGCAGACCTATTAAAACTTTCTGATAACATGAAAGTAGCTTTGGTTGGGCAGGATGAAGCAGTAGATAAATTAGGTGAAGCTATTAAGAGAGCAAGTGTAGGACTGAAAGACCCTATTAAACCTATTGGATCGTTTCTTTTTGCAGGAAGGACTGGCTGTGGCAAGACTCTTGCAAGTAAAGTACTCGCTGATGAACTTATTAGGACTAGAAAGAATAGAATAGTGATCGATTGTTCTGAGTACACGAATGATCATGAGTATGCTAAATTGATAGGGGCACCAGCAGGATACATTGGTCATGATGATGGTGGAGTGTTAACTAACGCCGTTGCAGAAACACCTTTTGCAGTTGTAGTGTTTGATGAAATTGAAAAAGCCAGTTCTAAGGTATATGATTTACTACTACAGGTTCTTGATGAAGGACGTTTAACTGATGGTAAGGGGCGTGCAGTATCCTTTAGAGATACAATCATTGTGCTTACCTCTAATATTGGTGTCCAAGAAGTAGACGCAGTGACAAAGACTATTGGTTTTGGAGATGTCGCTATTCTTACTGAAGATAAAAAAAGAGGCGCACTCAATAAAGCATTAAAGAAAAAATTTAAACCTGAGTTCCTAAATAGAATTGATTCTGTAGTACATTTTAAGGACCTATCTGACGAGGACTATATGAAAATTATAGACATTGAATTGTATAAGCTCGGAGATAACCTGAAATCCAATGACACAGAGTATAAAGATGTTACATTGAACTTTGATAAGAAGATAAGAAAATTGATCTTTAAAGAGGGAGTAGATGAAAAGTTTGGTGCAAGACCTATTAAGAGAGCTATAGAACAAAACATCTCTTCTGAGGTCGCCGGTCTTCTTCTTGAAGGTAATTTTTCTCCTTATGTAACCATTAGTGTATCAGAGAAAGCAGGTAAGGTAGTACTTACAACTAAAGACAAAGAGAAAGAACAGGAGATTAATCTTCTTGTTAATACAAAATAAAGAGGAACTATAATGTCATTAAGACGAACTACATATGATGTTGGTGCAATGTTGGGGGCTTTTAGGGTCCCCTACAATGTGACCAGTGTAATAAAAAATATTACTACACAGTATGTTATTGAAGATTTTGGTGTAGTGATAAGTGTAATTAATCCTGGCGACTACGGGATGATTAATGAGCGTTTAGATACAGTATTAAAGGGATATAGAAAGTTATTTATCTCTAGTAATGATAATTTAAACGATAAACGTTATGAGATAATTTGGTCCCTCATGAGATCAGGTTATATGAAATGGTTGAGGTATACATACCCGGCACAATTCGTTAATATAGTGGACACAGATAATTTAGGCGGACGTATAATAGATGAACGTATAGCTGTATGGGGCAATGCCCCTAAGTATAGATATCTAGTAGCAGATAATATAGAAGCAAAGAGCGCAGGGTTTAGGCAGTTACTTAGCCGTGACCCCTCATTCTTTGACTACATGCCTTAAGGAGGTTAAAATGTTTACAACTAATGGAAGGGCTGGCAAAAGAGCCAGTAAAGAAAGAGCTAGCGTTAAAGGGAAAGAGTTTTCTTGTACTGCGTGTGGCGCAAGAAAACGTGTAGCTAATGTAGAGTTTGGAGAAGAGATAGTGTGCGAGTGCGGCAAACCCATGGTGGAGAGTTATGAAGAGTAAGTTCTTTTCTGGTGTATCTTCTAAGATAATAGCTTGGGCTACAGTGTTGGCAACAATAGTTGCTATTGTTACTGCGATGGCTATGTTTGATGATAGATATGCTAGAGCTGAAGATTCAAAGGAAACACACGAAGAGATAATAGAATCTATAAAATTAATGAACATTAACATGAAGATAAATGGACTACAGAGCCAAAGGATCATGTTGAAAATGAATAAAAGAGATTTAATGTTAAAACAAGCAGAAAACCCTGAAGATCCTACTATTAGATGTCTATTAGAAGATGCTAATGAAGATATGGCTACTATTAATAGACGCATAGGTGATTTAGAGAATGAGCAACTTAGATAAAGGAGCACCGAACTATGGTAGAAGAGACCACTAACGGAGTAACTAATGGGGATGTGAAAACGGAAGAACCTTCTCTTGTTAGATTATTGGATACAACTTATCCATTACTAGCTAGATTTAGAGAGCTGTGTCCTGGTACGTATAAACATTCTCAAGCACTGGCTTCGATGATTGAAGGTGTTAGTTTAGCACTAGGGTTAGATACAGATCTACTAAAATTAGCAGCTACATATCATGATATAGGTAAGACCTTTAATCCTAAGTATTTTACAGAGAATCAGATGGAAGATGAAGACACTCATGAAGGCTTAGACCCAAAAATTAGTTATGAGATTATAACTAGACATGTGTCAGATAGTGTTATTATTCTATTAAATGATAGTAATTTTCCACGTAAGGTTATTGAGATTATTAGTCAACACCACGGTAAGAATGTACTAAAATATTTCTTTAAGAAATCTGGAAAAGATGTTGAGGATTTTTTTAGATATAAGACCACTAAACCCACTTGCATAGAGTCAGCTATTCTAATGATTTGTGATGCTGTTGAAGCTACAAGCAGGTCCCAGGTACAGGCGGGTAAGTTTGATCCTAGCAAAGTAATTGAAAGTACAATTAATGGTTTAATAAATGATGGGCAGCTAGATGAAGTTTACATGAGGCTGGGTGATCTAAAGAAAGTTAAAGTAGCTTTAGGTAAAGAACTTGAAGGTACTTATCAGAAACGAGTAGATTATGAAGAGGTAGAGGTGAGTAAATGACAGAGGCTGATGGAGTAATAATACTTGTAGTTGCTGTAGTGATCTGTATGTTTGGTCTTATATTTGGTGTTCTTAGCCTTCTAAAGCATTTAAAGTTACGTCGTGAGTATGATAATTTATTTGTTTATAATGAAAACCTAATGGAAAAATTTAATAAGACTATTCACCAGAAAAAAAGTTCTGAAGTACGGCTTGGAAAGATAGGAGAGAACCTAGCTCCTTTTACTAAGTGCTGGCCTTGGGACCCTAATGATTTTAGATTTCTTGGTTCACCCATAGATGGTATGCAGTTCACAGAGGAAATGATTTATTTAGTAGAGATAAAGACCGGCAAGAGTCGGCTAAGTAAAAAGCAAGCTCGTTGTAGAGAGCTAGTAAAAGCAGGTAAAGTAGCATTTGTTTCATGCCGTATAGGTGAAGATGAGATAGAGATAAAAGAGACTAATTTTTTAAAGTAACCTCAATATAGATAAGGAGAATTATTATGATAGAAATAACAAAAGATGCAATTAAAAATATACTGGAGTATTTTAATGGTAAAGATGTAACACCGGTTAGAATATTTATGAACAGTAGTGGCTGAGGTGGCGGTGGCTTAGCTTTAGCTCTGGATGAGTTAAAAGAAAATGATTATAAAATAGAAGACTCAGGACTAACTTTAGTCGCTGACAAAGACTTCTTAGAGGAAACTGGTACGATCATTATTGATTGGACTGGTATGGGATTTAATTTAAAATCCGAGAAACAGCTAGTCAAAGCTACGGGAGATTGTGGTGGGTGTGCTAGTGGTTCTTGTGGAGACGAGGAGAAATAATATGAAAATAAGTATTTTCCAATTAATTAGTTGGGGGTTTCTAGTAAAGAGTGAGATCAACAAGGCTTATGCTGATGATAATACCATTAGTGCTAAAGAGATGCTATCTATGTATAAAACTCTCTCACAGGAGATCAAACTTCCTGTAGATGAGAAAGTACAGAACGCACTCGATCTAGTGAGTGAGCTGATTGATGAATTAGCTCTAATTACAGATGACAATAAAGTATCTGTGGCTGAGATTGTAAGCTTGGCTGAGAAGATTTGTGAACGAATGGGCATCGATCTAGACAAAACTAGTTTTGATATCCCAGAGATTGGTAAGACAGAAGAGTAACATATAGGAGAAAACTATGATAGAACAATACGCAGAAGAACTAACAAAGGTTATTATGATGATGGGAGTTAACTTAACTTACGCAGCATTATGTATATTTCTAGGTATTTTATCTATGGTAGTGGGTTATAAAATATTTGATAAACTAACACCCTTCGATACAGGCAAAGAGCTTGCTAATGAAAACAATGCAGTTGCTATTTTTAATGGTGCTATTGTATTGGGGGTGGGTCTATGTTCAGGCATAATTATAGGACTTGCCTGCAACTAGTTATTGTTTTAGTAGTGGTGTTACTGGCACAGATATGTAGTGCTTCTTTATCAATAAAAAAACCCATAGATAGATTTAGTAATAAGTATGATGTTCATTTTAAGAAGGCATCAAAAAGATATTTTAGCGTAGGGTTAGACTACCGATGGTTTAAAGCTCAAAGTTTTGCCGAAAGTAATCTCAACCCTACAGCTGTTTCTCCTGTAGGTGCTAAGGGAATCATGCAAGTTATGGACCCTACCTATGCAGAGATTAAAAGAAAGACAGGGATTACAGGTAATGTATTTAATGCAAGATGGAATATAATGGCTGGAATCTACTACAATTCCTACCTGTATGGGCAATGGAGATCACCTCGTCCTGAACTAGATCGCTTAGCACTTATGTTTGCTTCCTATAATGCTGGTCTAGGCAATATTCTAAAAGCACAACAATTATGTAAGAAAGATTGCAACCTTTGGAATTCTATTAAGGTTAGTGGTCCAGATGTCCGGAGTTGGAAAGAAGAAGAGACCATTCACTACGTTCATAAAATATTAAAACTTATGGGCTATGAAGGGTACTAAAAAGGAGGAGTAAATTATGGCACAAAATTTTGGCAACTTATTTATAAATGGTGAGTCAGCTATTGAGGATATGAATGGCACTCATACAGGCGGTATGGTTAATGGCGGTGTTACTATAAGCACGACTGAAAAGAAATATGGTACAGGTTCTATATCTGCATTAGATTATGTGTACTTAAAGGTAGATGGTAGCCACGCTGATCTTAATTTTGAACTTGAAAATTATACAGTCGATTTTTGGATAAAATGGTCCGGCTTTGTTACAATAGGTGATGTTATGACTAAGGGGGCTGCTGGTACCGCTAATAATTTTAGATTGCAGCAAACGGGTGGAAATTCTTTAGAATTAATAAGTAATCAAAGCGTTATACTAACAACCGGCACACTTAACGATGGGGAATGGCACCATGTAGCCATAGTTAGAGAAGGGGTAGGTGTTTCTGAAACAAAAATTTATCTTGATGGTATCCAAAATGATATTGGGACAGATACAACGAACTATTCTACTACTGGTAATAATTTGTATTTATTCTCAAATTGGGTAGACGGCAGCGGCCCAGCATTCTTTGATAATTTTAGATTAACTAAAGGTACTGCTCTTTGGACTGATGATTTTAATACAGCAGATCATGAGTTATTTTATACTGCACCAGCTAATCCAAATAGACCTGATAATATGTCAGAACTTTTTAATTCTAAACAAACTTCAATGAGAGGCCAAGCTAACGCAGGCTTTTATCGTCCCACTATAGCTGAGTTCTTCACAAGTAAGGATTTTATACAAGAGAAAAAAACTATAACAGCTAAGTCAGTAGTACTAGACTTTGCTAACAATTGGGGGAAGGTTTCTTATATGGGAATAAGATCTGTTGAGTTTAAGTTGGGTGGCTCAGTACTTCCTATAACTACTGGTACTTTTACTGATTATTTTTCTACCGAGTATAATGCAGCATTTTCAACAGACCACGCTTTTAATATTTGGTTTGCTATTGACGGCTCTTGGAGTGGTAATAGTTGGATGAGCGGTCTTAACATTAGATTTAATCAGAGAATAATAGTAGTTTTTAATGATGATGTAGAATTTGATGAGATTGTAGTAAACAATACTCATACTTCTGGTACTCAAACAGATACCGGTGTAAAAGACACCAAAATATATAGTTCTACAGATGTTATAACTAATACAGTATTTAATAGTATAGTACCTAATAGTAAATTGCTTTTTGATGGCCAGATTCCCATGCATTCTGCGGTGAATGGTCGTGACGACTTTGTTGTATATCATAATTAAAATATAAGGAGAAATAGTATGTTAAAAAATTTAGGGAGTTTGTTTGTAGACTTTGAAGACGCAACAATTGAGGATGAAACAGGCACTTTAAGTCTTCAAAATACTACTGGAATTTCGTATAATACTATTGATTATAAATATGGTTCCTCTAGTATAAGTTTTTCAGGTAGTAATAGTAATATTGTATTTAGTAGCGCCCCGTCTCTAAATATTGGTTACAATGATTACACTGTTGATGTATGGATGAAAAGAAGTACCGTTGACACCTTTGATGCTGTATTTAATATAGGTAACTATTTAGGTAATAGTAGGTCTGAGGGATTACTGATCCTATTGTTCGCTGATTCTGACCTTATAGGTTATTATAAAAGCAATTTTGCTAATACTGTAAGTGTGCCTCGTACTACCGAGTGGATGCATTTTGCTATAACAAGATCAAGTGCAGTGCAAAGAATATTTATAAATGGGACTTTAATTAGTACCGAAGCATGTACAGCCGATATACAATCAAATAGTAATGGGGTTACTATAGGCTCCTATGGTAATATATCTACTAAAAATCCATTTGTTGGACTAATGGATAATTTTAGAATTGTAAATAACGAGGCTCTCTGGACAGAAAGTTTTGATATTACTGAGGCTGCATTAGGATATGTAGATGACATTAAAATTCCTACTTCAAATATCTATCACACTAAAAAAACTAAAATGCGTGGTAAAGCTGCTGAAGGATTTATTCGTCCTACAATTACTGAGTTTTTTACTAGTAAAGATTTTGAAGAGATACTTAAGACCCCACCACCTACAGTTATAGGTCAAATCTATGAAGGCGGTTATTATATGGGGACTCTTGGAGGTTATTACCTTGTCTGTTCTCCAGGTGCCACCGGACAAACTACACGAGCAATAAAAACTGTAAATACTGCTACACCAGATACTCAGTCCTTTTCAGATGGATATGCTAACACACAGGCTATGATGATAGCAGGCTCTGCTCCAGCAGCTGAATGGTGTACTAGTTTAACTATTGGAGGTTTCTCCGATTGGTATATCCCTGCTTATTCTGAGTTAAGCTTAATGCGGGCCAACTATGTAGCTCTTGAGGCTGCAGGCGCTGGCACATTTTTTGGAGGTGGTGGATCTTCTGGACATCAATGGGCTTCTACTGAAGAAGATTCTCTTCATAATTATTATATGAGGTTTGCTGACGGCAGCTTGCATGATGTGATAAAGACCGGTGTTATTTGGGTTAGACCTATTAGACGCGTAGCTGTATAATAAAGCCCCCAGGGGGATAAAAAAATATAAACGATAGTATATGATTTAATAATATTCCCAATGCTACTTATAGTTATCTTTTTTATAAGAATAACTGTAGAACTTTGGTAGCATTTCATTTACAAAAGTTGTAGGTATAAATTAAGGGGCCCGTTCTATAGCTAGCTAGCCGCCAAAAAAAAGAGTTTATTAATATAAAAAAAGGGAATACATTCCCTTATTACATAGTATCAGCTCTTTAGTTCTTAAACACTTCATTAATCTAGTGCTTTACGTTGCCCGCTGTTAGTGTTCGGATTAGTGCTTTGTTAGTGCTAGGAGTTTAGTATAAGGTAGGAAGATAAATAGGTAGGTTATTTTGGAGGGGATGAGGTAGGACATAAGGAAGGACGAACTAAAAAAATTAAAACTACTAGGTGCCACGGTAAAACCGTGGCATCTAATTTTATTTTTAACTGTTTACTCTGTGATATGTTTAATTGGTTGCTCGACTATAAATTCTTTTACAACCACACCATTAGTGAATCTAATATAGGATGTCTTTCTGACTCCATGCCCGCAGCAGGCATTATCTACACCAGGGAGGTCTCCAAGACATGGATCTGACTCTCCCATATTAGATCCTTCAAAGGTTTTACCACATTTAACACAAGGTCGTTTACTGCCCCCATAACCTGGAATAGGTTCTAAAGTGTCCTCAAACAACCAACTATCATTTTTCCAAACTGTGGGGTGACCTCTCCAATAATCTCTTCTCATAGCAATACTTCCAATACTTCTTTCCAGGTAGGAAATTGATCAGTACCAAATAACATAACCCCACCTTCGAACTTTCTTGCCCTTTACCTGTGCGATTGTCATCAATGAGTACGTCTCCTCTTAAAAGTCCTTTATAATTACATAAAATCAAGCGGTCTGCCAAATCTATATCAAAGTGTTCCTTAACCCATATCCTTTTACCTGAATAAGACGCAGGGTTATATGTAGAGGGAGCGGATAAAATATATACATCATGTACCTCTCGTAATTTATTTACGGCTTCTATAGCACCTACTATGGGCTTTAGCCTTGTCCAAAATGCTATCCCCTTTTGTGGGTACTTAAGTGAGGGCACTAGTTTCTTCATTATATCATGACCCTCTTTGTAATTACACATAACTCCATCCATATCAATATGTATGATCATTCGTCTACCTCTATGATATTATCGTCAGGGTGATACTGCATTGAGCCCGTTAAATTTCCAATTATGTCATCAACTTTATTAATAGCATCCTCTGGTGACTGAGCCAACACTTCTTCAGTACCATTCATGTAGTAAGCTTTACTCCAAAGTACTTTATATGTTTTTTCTTCCATTTTCGTTCCTTTTAAGTTAAAGTCGCATGTCCAGTAGTAAGGTTAAGCCACCCATGTTCACCATTTTGATCTTCATTATTTTTCTCTTCATGAAATTCAATATCAAATTCATTTAAATATTTAGAATGTGTCTCTTGAATAGGCCCTACTTCTTTTTCAAGCCAATCTACTTTAGAATACTTATTGACACCGCCCTCATCAATATTTCTAGTCATGGTTTCTACTTCCCTTAATAGGGTTGTTAGTGCCCATGTTCTATTTATTAGGGGAATCAGCTGGTTGGCTTTATGGAGATACAGAAATGGTTTTTCTGGTGTTCCGTTTGAAAAATATTTACCATTATTATCTTTGATATATTCCCATAAGAATTCAAGGGCTTCCTGTAATGGAAAAGTAAAGTCATTGTCATGAAATTTTATTTCTAGATACATAATATTAATCCTTATTTATGTGTTCAATTGATTCAACTTGACTATCTATTTGATCATGAAGGTATTCTTCTAAATATTTACGAGCCGCTTGCTTAGCACTAGTCTCTGTAGTACCATAACCGACTTCCCTACCTGTATAAAATTCTCTGATAGACCAGTACTTGTCTATCTTATAAATAAAGAACTTTAATTTAGAATAGCCTTTGAGTTTAGTAAGTTTACCTTCGACCTTAGTTACTCCTAGCATTTTTATATCTGCATTAAACTTTGTCATATATGAATTTACCTCTTTGCTTGTTCCAATACCTCTTCTGGTATGTGTCTCTTTTCAATCCAGCTCCATTGATATCTAGGACTGCTCCCAGTAGGATACCATCCCCACATTAAGACTTGCCATTGATCTTCACTATTAACTTTAAATCTGTTCTTACCTAGTGCAAAAGTTTGTTCACATAATGTAGCATCCATAATTTTATCTCCTATAAGAAAGGAACTTAATCTCGTGTGGTTATTTCTATAAAGTACTCATTGTCTTCTTCTACCAGTACAGCAGTAGGATCACATAATAATTTATACATGTCCAGTACGCTATCCACGTCAGCTTCATCAACTATAACTGTTAGCTGTTCTATTGCGTCTGAAATTTCAAATCTTTCTTTCATAATTTTATTCTCCAGTCAATCTGAATTAAACGACCATGATGTGTAGAGGGTAAAAAAATAGGGCATTACCCAGTGTAAGACCAGGTAATACCCTATAGTTAACTTCTATTTAACGAATTTTTATTCATCTTCAGGACGGCCATCAGCCAATTCAGGGAAGAGTTCATCAGCAGGTTTGATTGAAGCTTTTAACTTAGCAATCATAACTGGTGTAACTTCTTCATCACTTTGCCATGAGTTGACCACATCCATGATAAGTGGCGTGCCGTATTTAGCAGCGAGATTTATAATCTCAAGAATATTTACTACATCTGAGCTTTTCATTTATTATGTACCTCCTATGATTTCGGTGATCTTTATTACAAGTTGGTTGATCGCCAAGATATTTGTTTCAAAGCTTAGCCTGTCTTCTTCAGACTGAGTGTCTACGTACAGAGCTAATACATCTGTGGCAGCTACAAGGCTGTCTTCTACATCTGTCATGATGCTTTTAATTTCTACCTTCTGGTCATAGGTCAGTTTACCCATAGCACCCAGCTCTTTCACCAGTTCATAAGTAGAGTTGTAAACCGCAGTTGCGGAATCTAGTGAGGCATATAGTGTTTTGGTAGTATTCTTAGTACCAATACAGCCAACCATTAGAGCTAGCATCATTATAGCTAGTAATAGTTTTATACCTCCAATTTTTTTTAATGCATCCTTCATAAAATATTTCTCCTTTTACTATATTTAAGTGATGAGCTGAAATCTAGGAGCAAACTCAGGATGAGCTTCCAATATTCTTAAGGCACCTTTATGATATTTTGCAATCATTCTTAGATGGCGCTTGGCTATCTTATGAAGTCTATAAATATTAGAATTGTCTCTCATATCTTCGAGCTTACATTCTGATGCCAGTTTATCACTTATAACTCTGTTTAAATAGGCATTATATGCCTCGTCCTTGCACTTTGTCATAGAATCAATAGCACAGACTACCTGATCAGAGAAACCCTCATAAATGAGGTCTTTGAGCGTTATATAGGTGTCTTCTATTAGATCATGACATACTGCTACTATTTTACCTTCAATAGTAGTCATACGCATCATAACTCTTAAGGGATGCAATATATAAGGAGCACCAGCTTGATCGAATTGGCCCATGTGGGCGTTAGTGGCTATAATGATAGCATTCTCCAAATGTCTCATCGTATTCGTCATGGTACTGCCTCTACTATTTAAAGGGTTAGTTAATTATTTTTTCGTATTTTAAATCATCTAAAATTTTAATTGAGTTTTGAAATCTTTTTAATGTGCTATTACTATGTTCATCACCCCTATTAATGGTGGCATGAAGCAACAGTAAGGTTTCTTTTATGTATTCTTTATCTAGAATACATATAGTATTGTTGTATTGTTCATCCATCTAATACCCTCCGAATAGATCTGGTATATTTAACTATTTTTACGCATCTTTTCGCCTTCTTCTACCCCTATAGCATAAGCCTCATTCTCATCTGAGTCTGGGGAATAAGGATTAGGAAGGTCTCTATCAGATTGACCTACACCTTGTTCATAAGCAACACATATCATATAAACTTTTGATACTGACATAATTACTTTTCCTTTTTGCATGCAATACAACATGGAGGCTCTATAGGTTTACCCATACAGCCACACTCACGTCCACTACAGCACATCTTCGGATTCCAAGCATCAACATCTTCGGATGACATTTCCTTACCGCAACTGTAACAATGATCCCAACCTTTAAAGTTAATACTCATACGTAATCCTTTTCTATATTTTAGTTTGATACTTAGGGGGCAGTAGGGATCGAACCTACGACGTACGCGATCAAAACGCGATGTTCTTCCAACTGAACTATACCCCTTTACTCTTGTAGCGGAGAAGAGATTCGAACTCTTACACCCATATGGATATTGAGGCTTAAACCCAATGCGCCTTCCAGTTACGCCACTCCGCCGTCTTGCTTTTATTCGTTTGTACCTAGTATTGCTTTCATATCTTTAAAGTATTCAAAAATTGAAACTCTATCCTTCTTAACAAGATCTAAATCTTTAAAATAGTACTGTTCACCAGAAACATTGAACCAATCTATAAAATTTCTGGCTTGTTCAGGAGATTCAAAATACATTGTTACACTACTGCCACCACTATTCATTAGGTGTGTCACCTCCAGTTGTTTTTACTAGTTACTTCTTCACTACTCTAGATCAATACTCATCATCATGAAGTACTGATTTGCACATTTAACAACAGTATTAAAGCCATCAATACTATCGTAATCAAATTCTATTAATACTTCTATGTCCTCATTAACTATCCACTCAGGATAATCTATCGAACCATCTGCCCATTTTGTTGGTGGGACAGTTTCATTATCTTCTCTTACATGTGTAATATACTTCTCTGAAGCTGCTGCCATAGCTATTCCTCTTCTATTTGTATAGGAAGACTAGCAAGACAATCATCTGCATACTTACAATATTCAAGACAGCCTAGATCCTTCTTAGGATTTCTGATCATCTTCTTGCAGCTACTACATCTACGTCCGTTGTCATCCTTAAAAAATTCTATTGTTGTGTCACACTCAGGACATTTAACCTCGTAGATCGAGCCCTTGTCCCAATACTGTGTGTCTTGCCCAGGACACCTCATCTAGGCATACTAACCCATCTACCTATTCTTTCCCAAGTAGTTCGTTGTTCTTCAGTCGATCTACGATCAGGTTTTTTTCTTCTCTCTGGCCCACGGTTTCCGAAGTTAAACATGCGCCTGCTTACTACTGATCTACGATCTTTATCAGCCCTTATCCAGAAGCTGAGTGTTGTTTCCTTCATTTACTATACCTCCTAAGGTATTTTAGAGTCTATGGTAGGTTTATTTAAACTTTAGTTTGATACTTATTATTTAATATATAATGAAGAGTACCTTTTGAAGTTATATGAAACGTCTTCATGGTATTCTTGTATGAGCCAGCTTCACTATGAAATTTTCTAATAGATACCATTTCATTGTCAGAAAACTTTCTATTGTATGTAGAAGCCATTATAGAATGAGCTAGTCTAGTCTCAGGTAATTTATCATATTGATTGTCTGTTGGTGAGCCTATAGTTATATTGCCAGGTGTGTTATTTAAACTATCACCGTCAAGATGACGTACTTGAATTGATTCTTCAAATATAGCGTTTTTAAATTTTTGGTAAGCTACTAATTGATGAACTAATACCTTATGTTTTTTCTTATCATAACCTTGCACACTAAAGCGATAATAATATGGTAGAGATTCTTTATTAGTAAAATGTAATTTTAATTTATTTTTTCTTATACCGCTTACTGATCCATCTGATAATACGCGATAACCTTTCTCATATGCCGTTATGACGCCAAGCTCAGCTCTACTTAATTTTAACATTATACCCCTCTATTAGTGTTTTTGGGATTTGAACCCTATACTAATAGAGAGGGTAGTTTAATACGTACTTGGTGAGAGTGGGAATCGAACCCAATCACTAGGGTCACGGCCTAGCAAGCTTCTACCAATCAGCAACGCCCTCACAGCAAACTTAATCTTCTTCTATATATTCTGTTTCAATATATTCATTGTCTGATACTTCAGTACAGTTAGCGTTTACATATTCAGTCAAGATATCATGAACATCCATTGGCTTCTCCTATAGTATAGTGGTGCCGATTCCAAGAATTGAACTTGGGACCACCGCTTTATCAGAACGGGGCTCTACCAACTGAGCTAAACCGGCACTAAAGTGTTATGACCTCAAGACGTATCAATTCCTTAAGGCATTTGAAGGTAGCCTCAGCATCTTTCAATGCATCATGTGCTCCCTCAAATTTCTTATTGAATAATTTAAAATAAAGCTCTTCTAGCTTAGGGCTTTTAAATTTCAACCCCTTAAATTTTTTCATACTCTCAGTGGGAGGAAGTGCGCAGTACCGAGTAGAGCTTCTCATAGTACAGATACCGTCTTTATAAGCTGCGATGAGACTGTTACGCTCATTTTTAGTCTTGGGATATCTATGCAGAAAGCGTGAATCAAATCCTACATTATGTCCTACAAGTCTCAGTTTCTTATGAAAGACAGGTTTAATCACACTATAAAGTTTCCATTGAGGGATACCAGCAGCAATACAATTTTCTATTGGAATACCATGTGTTTTAAATGCACCATCACTAATAGTTGCTCCTTTAAACGGAGGCTTTAATAGTAGAGAGAATCTACTTTGCTCTGCTAGTGTATTATCTGTTATGATACCAGCTATTTGTACAATCCATGCCTGCTCTTTGTCTGCGGCCCAATGGTCTTTATCATAAAGCCCTGATGTCTCGCAGTCGAAGATTAAAAATCCACGTTCATCCATATTAATTCCTTTACTTACCAAGAATTCTTTTTGTGCGTGCTATTACGCTAGCTTTTATATCAGCTAAATCCTTCTTGTGTTCTTTTGAATGTTTATAATAGATGTGAAACCAAAAGGCTGAGTTCACAAATTTAATATATAATTTATCTAACTTCTTCATAGTAGCAAATCCCTCTTGCGGAAGATGAAGGATTCGAACCTTCGTGACATTTCTGCCTCCCGCTTAGCAGGCGGGTACCATAAACCATCTCGGTCAATCTTCCTTTAGCGAGCCAAATACCACGGCCTAAAGTATCTTCGTTTAGATACCGGCAGAACAGTAGAAGTCCGCGAATTACCTACCCACTTGTCACTATTCCTAAGAATAGCTGTGAGATTTAGATCATTAATATTTAATTTTCTTTTCTTTTTCATCTTATGCCCTCGTGCCCGGTCAATTGTTAACGTTAAAAGTCAACTGCGCATAGCCCGAACCATTTCACATTCAGTAACCATCGTTGGTACCACTGATTCATCACCTATACGAGGGCTGTACTATACCTTACCAACTCTCTTCATCTGCGATAAGGGGTTGAACTGGAGCTTCATCACTAATCTATTGCGAGTAGAGAGCTCGACTCTGTTAGGAGAGGAAGCAGCCCAGTACTTGTTTCAAAAAGCTTACCGACTTCCGAAGATAGTGATAAGCGTTAGTAGTTTATGGAGGCCCCACCCGGGATCGAACCGAGGATAGGTGGGTTTAGAATCCACCGCTGTGCCAACTTAGCTATAGGGCCTAGTATTTAAAGCAGTCTTAAATGTATAAGTTCTTGCCCTCCACTTACTAGTGCTAGGGCAGTTAACTCGTTGTTTTTATCGGGTTCTCTAAAACCGATACAGTCTAGCTTCGAGTGCCAATCCAATAATTCTTCTTCATCATGAACCTTTAAATAAACCAAGGTCCCGTTCCGCCACTAAGTATCTGGTCTTCTTTGCAAGTACTCTGCCAAGGCGTGACCAGCTTGAACAGCTTTCTGTGAGGTAGAGAGATCATTACGCACTAGTATGTACAACTTTAACATCTGTTATCTCCTTTTCCCAATCATTAATAAATCTACTATAGCTGTTGTAGCTAAGAGGCTCTCTAGGATTGCTCTCAATAAGCTCGTAAGAAGTATGGTTGAAGAAAGTACAGTAAGCTACATGCTTTTCTCTATACTCTTCTGATGCCCATGCTAATCCGGACACATGTCCATACATAGCCCCCTTCCGTGCGCTCTTCAATTTTCTGATCTCTCCCGCTAGGGATTTACGTTCTTCCTTAATTTTTAACTTCATTTCTTTACGTGTCATGGTGTATCTCCTTTTTAGTTAGTATTATTTACAGTAGTTACGAGAGTACTAACTAGGAGGTCCACGAACCTAGGGGAAACTTCCTACCTACCAGTCTACTGGAGGCCCCTCTGTAGTTGGTTTCATGATAGGTTTACTACACTCTCCAATCGGTTTTCTCATACGCTCTTCTCCTTTTCTGCTGATCCAGTTATGTCGATGATTTTACCGTTAACATAACCTTTATTTTTATAGTCAGTCATTCTTTGAAGACCATGTACTGTATCTTTTAATCTCAAAGAACACTTATGTATCATTTCAATGTGTGATAAATGCTCTGAGTCTTCCAATAATTCTTTTAACAAGTCTGTAAATCCTAAAATTACCATAAGTGGTTGGGATAACTCATGTGACATACCGCCTACAGTTTCAAGTGCAGTTGTCAGTTGTAATTGTTTCATCTTAAGACCTTCTTGCTTCTTTAATGCTGTTATATCTTCCACAGCTAGCAATATTACATCCTTACCTTGTAATTTCGCTATATTAGTGGTAACCATTAGATTATGCACAGTATCATCAAGCAGCCTCATGGTAAGTTCTAATCGTTTAACAGGTTTGCCAGTTGCTAGTGTAGTAACAACAACATTCCTTAGGTCACATTCATTACACTTAGGGCCATGGCCACAACCATCAGGATGGTCATGAATATGTGGGCAATTAAAAGCCTCACCCCCTGTTCTACCTAATATGTCTTCCATAGTTTTACTTAGAAAATGTAATGACGGCGTGTTTGCTCGAATTATTCGGCGATCTCCATTGAGTATTATTACCGCCATGGGTAATGAGTTCAGTATTGTGATTAATTCTTCAGTTGTATACGACATTATCTTATCTCTATCCCTGTAATTTTTATTTTGAGAGGATAATGAGATTCGAACTCATGTACGAGGCTTTGCAGGCCCCTGCCTGACCGCTTGGCAATATCCTCCATACATCAAAGTTATCTTCGCTGCCTACCTGAATTTCTACCTTGAGCTCCGCCCTTCTTATTACCACCATAGTCCTTATTGTTTCTGGCGTTCTTGGGAGTAGGTACTCCCTTGTTGTTTCTTTTGGGTCCGTTTCCATTAGGACCAGTACCGTCTTTCATTGGCATGATATCACCTCCTCTATATAAGTATATAAGTTAGTTAAATACTTTGCTACTAGCCAAGGTGTGCGCCAGGGCTTACCTATTGCAGTGACCTCAGCCGAGGATTCGAACCTCTCACCCGCCAGTGTAGCTAGATATACGGGAAGTACATAACAAACATAATATAAGACATAAAAAGAGGTTTGTCAAGGATTTTGTGTTCTTTTATTAGCCGCCCCACCATATTCTGTGAGAATATTTTCCTGTAGCTTCATTTTTGTTACATGTAAGACTAAAATTATCATCAGATAATCGAGCTCTAATTTCATGACAGGTTATATTCTTTACAGTAACCTCATGCTTGCCAGCGCTTGCCGCTACTTTTATTGCCTCACAGATCTCAGTATAGGCTTTATCATGTATAGCCACTAGTCTTCTTGCATCTAGTGATGTTATTTGAGACTCCATTTAGTACCTCTTTTAATTAATTTTACCGAATAGCTAGGACACCAACCAGTGTAGTTAGATATACTGGGAGTGCCTCAACTTTTAATTACTGCGAGTGGGGTTAAAGTAGTTACTATATCAACTAGGTCTTCTTGCAAAATCATTACTTTAATTATATCTTTATACGCTCCAGGAGCTTCATCAAGTTTATCTGCGGAACTGATAGAATGGAGTATACCTTTTTTATTTAATAGACCGCACTCATACTCTAAGTTTAGTTCCTTTTTAGCTTGTTTTCTACCCATTAGTCTTCCTGCCCCGTGGGAACAAGATTTAAAACTTTGAGTATTTCCTTTACCTTTTACAATATAACTATTAGTTCCTTGACTACCAGGAATAATACCTAGTTGTCCTTTATATGCCCTAGTTGCTCCCTTTCTATGCACAATTACATTAGTATTAAAATGGTTCTCAATAGAGGCATAGTTATGTGCTATGTTAATTAATTCTCCAAATTTCACGTCAGGTATTACATCTAAGAAACAGTTCCTAACTCTTTCCATCATCAATTCTCTATTAGCTAGAGCAAAATCAACACAATACTGCATTTCCTTTAAATAAGTAGTCCCAACTTCATTAATTGGAAGAAAAGCCAGCTCCCATTTTTTTGGCACGGAGGAAAACCATTTTGCATTCAACTCTACAGCTAACTTATTATAGTAATTTGCAACTTTAAACCCTAAATTTCTACTACCTGAATGAATCATAATCCAGATATAACCTTCAGTGTCTTGTTGTATTTCTATAAAATGATTCCCCCCACCCAAGGTTCCAACCTGCATTTGAGCGTTTTCAAACTCTCTATGAACTACATACCTATCATCAAATAATGTTACGTCTGGTATATAATCAATTTTTTGCTTTTTATTGTGTAGTTTAGGCCCAACAGGGATAACTTGCTGAATTAATGAACGTATTTTCTTTAAATTTCTAGTATCGCACTCAATTAATGATGTCTTAATGGCGCACATACCACATCCTATATCCACACCAACTGCATTTGGTATTACAACATCTCTAGTAGCTATTACTCCACCAATAGGCATACCATAACCCATATGAGCATCTGGCATAAGCGCTACATGTTTAAATAAGAATGGTAAATTGGCCAAATTTTTAGCTTGAATTAGTGTATTTCCATCTAACCCATCTACCCACATCTTAATTGGTTTATTTTCGGTGGCTATTACTTTATTCATCATATATCCTTACTTTTAATTTTGCGGAAGAGATAGGATTCGAACCTACAAGGCTTTTGACACCCGACGGTTTTCAGGACCGTTGTCACACCATACTTGACCACTCTTCCTGTGTTGTGTACTTAACTTCATACTGTGGTTCAAGAGTTGTCGCCTTCCCTATTCGATAGTATCAAAGTGCAGAAGTTAAATACTTTAAAAAACAACGTGAACCCCACCTAAAGCTTTTATGTTGACAGTATAGACCAGTTCATGTCACCGTCAAAGTAGCAGTCTAGTGTGATAATCTTCACAGTTCGGTTACATAGTAACAAGATATCTATAAAGAAGGTTGTACGTTAATGGCCGCTGTCTCGTTTGTTAAATAATGGTGTGCTTCTACGCCAAAGAGGGACTTAGCCTTACCAGTTACGGGGTGCTTCCTCACTTTACCGAGATATATCCCACCGTAGATTCATGTATGGACTTTCTTTTCGAGAAAGCTACCCATCTTAGAAATAGAACTTAACCTATACCAAGTCATATGTTCCTCGATATTACCACGATAGGTCTACGCCTCACTCCTTAGAGGATGGCTGCTTCAAGGCCGACCTCCCATTATTATTATTTTATATTGAATAGTAGTGTGTTGTTACACCAAAGACGAAGGGGAAACTACACCCCATCCACGTTGTCCACATACAACGGTAGTTTTTGGTTATATTCTAGTGGACTCAGGCTTTTAACCTACGCTCGCTCTACACATGTACCCATCACCTATATGGCTCACCACTGGCAGCATTTATAAAGATCATGGCGTGTTCCGTGTCACTCATTATAAGGTGGCTACCCCTAAGCCAACTTCCTGCTATCCTTTTGATACAGCATGACAGCAATCCATTAATAGTGGATCATCCTGTATCTTTTTAATACAGCATAATTTCCTTAGAAATCATTCTGTACCTTTATGAAAACCTGTCAAGCCCTTCCTTTAGAGAAGTAGTTACTGAGTTTATAAGCTCAAGCTCCTCACCTTTTCCTAGCTATTTGACAGGTATTTTCTTACTAATATTTTCTAAACTCATGACTAGGCTGGCACGACATATGACTATGTCGATTGTCTTTACATGAGCTTTCTTTTAAACTTTTTACTTTAAGCTTGTCTTGACTTAAAGCATCAATCTTTTCAGAGAGTGCCCTCATCTCTTTGTAATATTTATCAGAAGTATATTCAAGGCTGCTTATTACTGCTGCGGAAGCTTCTTTGAAAGTATCATAGTATGTACAATCACTAGCGTACTTCCAGTGGCTCCACCGCCAGAACTGTGACTCATCTTCAAATATTGCTCTTAGTATCAAGCCTTCTTTAACCTTGTATTTAATTACTTGATCACTCATTATACTTTCCTTTTAATCTTGTCCGAAGTCATTGCCGAGTTCAAACTTGGTATAGTCTATGAACCCAACAGCAGATTTAAGTACCTTTCTTAAGTCCTCTACTGACACATTATCAAACAAAATTGTATCATTCGATAAAGAACTCTTACCTAATTTATGCAGGCAAATGTTGATGCCTGACTCCGGCTCTGGCCAAACATTTCTCTGCTTTGGAAGTTCTGCCTTATCTAAAGGAGTGTCTCCATACATTTTATGTTTCATATAATACCTCTTTAATAATGGGTTGTTTACTTTTGACACATTTAGAATTATATTTAGAGTATGTGTGTTAAAATCTTTCCTTTTAATTATGTTCTAAAAGATACGTCAACATTTCACGATGCTCTGGCATGATCGAAGCAATAGTGAATTTGTTAAAAGGAAACCAGCGTAGCTCATCTATATCATCTCCAGGGGCCGGAGAACCTACCTTAAAGATGGTTTTATACAAGATGGTAGTGATTTTATTCATCTCACTTGCATACCTCCAATCTGATATCACAAAGCTCTTTACATACTCGAGCCCATCAACATCAATATTGGCTTCCTCTTTTGTTTCTCTAGCTGCTGTAGTATCAAAATCCTCACCCGGTTCTCCAAATCCGCCAATGAATCTATAGTGAGGCTCTTGTGCCTTCTTTCCAAGAAGTATTTTGGTACCGGCCTCATTGAAAATTACCACATCTATTGTGGGAAGAACCATTTTCCACTGATTATGTGTGGCCCAAATTACACCAGCTCTGAAGCCAGCAGACTTTTCAACTATCTGTCCAATCTTCTTTCTGATGTCCGTACCAGAAGTGAATACCTCTTGTTCCAATTCACAAGTATCAAATGTACCACTGTAATACTGAATGAAGGAGTCTCGACTCCCATATAGACAAGTATCCTCTGAGGCACATCCGATTTTCTTCAGTCCAGCATCCAGGTTGTCACTCCACAGTATATGCGACCCCATATCATGGATATAATACACTTCAATGTCCGGAAAGGTTTCGTTAATCATAACCTTTCTTGCTTGAAAATCCAATGGGTTGTTGAACGTGCATTTACAAGGGGTTAGTCCCAAGAATACCACTGTTCGTTTGGCCAGGGCTGTAACTTTCTTTAACAGATCGATATGGCCTGCGGTTAATTCATGTACCTGAAATCTTGCAACGATAGCACTTGTCGAATAATCTTTTTGGATCTTTTCCATCTCAAGATTCTCCTGTTTATTTGTTATTATTTAAAGAAGTCTTCACCTAATTCAGATTTTGTAAAGCTGATACAGTCACGGCTCACTACCAAAAGCTTCTTTAAGTCACTCACTGTGACATTATCGAATAGTATTTTGTTGTGAGGTGCCTTACTATTTTTCAATTTATATAAACAGATATTGATACCGGACTCAACTTCAGCATCAACAGTCTTATCTCTTGGTAGTTCCGCTTTGGCTATTGGGGTATCTCTATAATAATATGTTGTGTTCGCTACCATCTATTTCCTCCGCTACAAATTTATCATATAATTTCTTTGCTTCTTTTGCTTTAGCAACTTCCTTATGAATGTGTTCTAATGTTACAGGATAGAAGTCATTTACATCCACTCCTACATTATAGCACACAGTATGGTCAAGAGACACTTTGAATAGGTTATGAATGTGTCCTACAAGCCATAGTTTATCAGGCATAACAACAGCAGACGCTGGGTCATGTCTGAGTATTGTGTTCGCATCGTACTGTAGAGCTGTTGAGACGGTTTGAAAACCATAAAGCTCATAAGAGAAGGGTCTTCCTTCATCATGATTGCCAAGAATTAAGTGTTTAGTTCCATTCATCTTACTAAGAATTGGTCCTAACTTACTAAGACCATGTCTACCAATCATTGCTACATCACCTAACACATACGTGGTATCCTCTGGAGTAACTACCTCGTTGTGCCTACGAATTATTTCTTTCCTCATCTCTTGTTCATTCTTAAATGGTCTTCTAGAATAACCCAAAATGGCTTCGTGGAACATGTGCCAATCTGCTGTGAAAAAATCAGTCATTTTTTCTCCTACTATTTCTACCTCTATGAGTTTTAGTTTGTGAATGGCAATTAGGGCATAATAACATGAGATTTTCTCGGCGGTGATCATTACTAATACCATTTTTATGGTGTAGTTCTATTGTTAATGTTTCTCCGTACCAACTAGTACCTACTCCGCATTTATCACACCTGTTTTCTTTTTCCATTAAAAGAAATTTCTTAACCGTACTATTTCCTATAGTAGATTCTTTTTTAAAAAATTTCTTCTGGTAAATAAGGCCTATTAATAGCTTTAATGAAATGAGATATATCTAACTCTAATTGTTTAATTCTTTTTGTTATCCAATATCTAGATGTTTTTAATTTTTTGCTCACCTCTAAAAAGGATTGACTCTCTACTACTACTTTAATAACCATTTCATCTGTAAACATTGGTTTTGTGCCAGGAGCTATATTTTTTTCTCCTTTTTTAAAAGACTTTTTTCCACAAGCATAGCAAACTTTAGATCTTGGATCTTTTTCATACCAAATTTTACCGCTAGCTTTAAATTTATTTTTATACCAACGGCTCCTGGATGCAGAAGCCATCTTAGATTCTCCACCAAGTTTATCAAACCACCGTAACATATAGTTACAGCACCAAGAGATGTCCTCTTTGTTTTTACATGCCATCTCGTTTATAACGAGGTCTTCTTCAAGCAGTCTGATATAGTAACGATCCTTAATGAAGGTCGCCTTTGTTCTGAGTTTTTCCATATAATTACCTATAAACTACTATTCCGGTTAACATTGGGTTATTTCCTTCATTATAATAGTATATACAAATGTCCTCAACACGCCCCTTCTTTATAAAATTACAATTATATTGATGGACACTGATTCCTTTGAATTTATTACCATTTACACCAGTGGGACGTGGAAGAGAAAATAACGTTTTTCCTCCAATGGAACAAATAGAGTTAAGTCTACGGCCAATTAAATCCTCTATCCATTCAAGTGTTATAGCTTCTTTAAGACCTCGAAGACAAAAAGTAAATATCAATGCTTTTTTAAATTGCCTGTCTTTGTCTAAAGAATAAAGTGCTGATTGTCTTCCAAGCACAGTATCAATTGCATTGCCTGTTTGTCCAGTTACAGTGCCCATGAGATCAGCATCAAAAAATCTAGCTGGGTCATGTATATTTTCAATACTGTTGCACATTAAACTGACCCTTTCTTGTAGACTTTCTATGCCTACAACATCGTTCCATATATTATCATCTGATTCCGCTTTAACATACCAAGAGGGTACGTTGGGCTTTACTTTCCAGGCCACTTGTTGGGCATGAACGTCTTTATCTCTATCAATTATTCTTATTCGAGAGATTGCTGATATGGCTACATGAAATCGATAACTTTTTATATGCCTCTCTATAGCTGGCCCTGTTACTCCATCTACATCTGATATCATTGCGGCCCTACTACATAAAATTCCTTCAAGGCTACTTTTGTACTGAGAATCTACAGTAAAATCTTTTTGACAGGTTAACATTTTTTATTCCTTTCTAGTAGTTTAATATCGGATAGTCCTTTAGTTAAGACTATTTTATTCTCAGTTTTCCGTAGACATCCCTTTTCTGCATGAATTTATACTTAGGAATATAGACATTGAAGTTAAAGAACTCACATGGTTCATCACCTTCAAACACTTCATTTATATTAACAGGCCTGGGCTCGTGCTCACAAGTGGGGCAGCTACCGAATATATCGCTATAATTATCCAGATAGTGTTTACAATCTATACAACTATAACCATATTTCCCTGGTAAATGTTTGATTAATGCCATGTCTACCTCCTTAATTTGCCCCGGGGGGATTTGAACCCATTCCGACCTCCCCCTTATAAGGAGGGTGCTCTAACCAACTGAGCTACAGGGCAGTACTAATTTAACTAAACACCTATTTTAATTTCTAACTATTTTTATAAGTGCCGACCATGATACTCCTAAAGATGTATTCTATTCACCATGGTATTGCCACAATACAGCATTACAATAATTATGTATCGCTCCGATAGTCATACCAGAACCGTGGTTGTGATGTAAATGCACGGGCCACTTAAAAAACCCTTGTGGAAAAAGTTTTTTATCTACTGGCTTTCGTAACACTGCTTCTGAGGCTTTCCCATTTAAGGGCTTACCGCAGTGAGCACACATACCTTTTTGTAATTTAATATACTCTTCACGTACAGCACGTTTCTGTGTGTAATGAATTTCATTATAGTTCACTGGTAGTTTTATTTTTAACCTCACTATTTATTGTGTATCTTCTTGTGACAATTAGCACACAGAGTACGTAAATTCTTCATAGGTTCATTCCAAGGATACCTTTTGGTGTACTTCAAGTGATGGATGTGTAATGTAGTTTCTTTATCTTTACACTGACGGCACATCCACTTATCTCTATTAAAGACCTTAAGCCTCTTCCTCTGCCATTTAGGGTGCTGTAATGCCTTAGCATATTCATCCCTAGTAAGTTTTTTGTACGATTGTTTCTTTCCCATTAGCGCCTGAGGGACTCGAACCCCCGACCACGTCATTATAAGTGATAAACTTCGCATGTTCGGTCTCTTTATGGAGAGACAAGTTAGTATACAAAGTGGTTCGTGCTCTGCCAACTGAGCTAAGGCGCGTCATTAAATTTACCTTATACTGTGGGCAACTATTGAGATAGCAGTATCAACTGCAGTCCTGTAGAATTCCCCAATCATAAGTATAAATTGCCTTAGTACATATTTCTTAAACGTCATAATATCCCCTTAAAAGCTATTATGGGATGGCCAACAAGTATCGAAGCTTGCATTACCAGGTTGGGATAAACTTTACATATTCGGTCCTCTGAAAGAGGACAAGTAATCATATAAAGTATTGTGCCTGGTGTCCTACCATTAGACTACAACCATCTTTTGCACGGGGGGGATTCGAACCCCCGATCTGTGGCTTATGAGACCACTGAGCTACCAGACTGCTCCACCGCGCGCCAATTATTTAAATCATTTTTACTATGTGTCCAGTATTTAGTGAAGAGAACTTAAATTTCTTGTTCTTATCATAGTATTCCGTAAATTCTAAATACCCTTGTTTCTTTAAGTCTAACCCTAACGGGCTATGGTCAAACACATAAGCAAAATTGTTTTCACTTTTAGTCGTAATTATTGTAACATTATTATAAGTATGAATATTTAATTTGTCAAGGGGTATATGTGTTCCTTTTACATATTTAGCATCACCTTGCGCAAAACAATACAAGCCTGGCATCCCTATAATTGTCATACCCCAAGCAACTATAGTTATGAAAGTATATAATCTAGAGCTACCTTCACTTAATATAGTACTCACTGTAAGACCATCCACGTTAAAATACACGAAATAACTTGTATGTATGGCAATCCATCCAAAGAATAAAGTAAAGAATGCGTACATCGGTAATATCATTCGCCATCTAAATAAAATATGCATGGTAACTCCTTATCTTATAATATTAATATCTAAATACCCATGATCAAGTTCCCAATGATGGTTAGGGCACAGACAAATTAAATTTAAAGGATTATTAACCTCTATCACACGAGAATAACTATTATCAAATTCATGTATAGGTTTTATATGGCATACATCTACGTGTCGGTCATAGCCACAATAATCACAGATGAAAGGAGTTTCCCATAACTGCATAAATTTTCTAGCTAATTTTCTTATTTGTACATACTTAACCCGTGCGTTTCCATGAGAAACTATATCTTTAACGAGTATTTGATATTGTTTTTTCTAATTTACCCATATACAATAATATAAGTATTAGATTAAATTTGTCAAGTTTTTTCTTTAGACCTAGCCGGGATTGAACCGACGTGACAACCTTGAAGGGGTTGCATCCTAACCAACTAGATGATAGGTCCTAAATTGTTTGTAATATTGAACATTCTTCTGCTTTTAAAGTGTGGTCGGTCTTTCTACAGGTTTTTTGCTCCCAGAAGTTTAACTTGCAACTGTCGTGTCCACCTTCATTATCAAAGTAATCACATATTAAACTGTTTCTGTGGTCCCAGCAATACTTACCATCTGGTACTATGATCGGAAAAGATACAGTTTTATATTTATCCATTTGTTACTCTCCTTATTGCTTGTTCAACATCAATCTGCTTATTACACAACTCTACCATTGCCTTTCGGCTTGGTGTATTACCGTGTCTAAAGTAAGCAGTTACTTTGTTTACTTTATTGTTAAGGTCGCGATGCTGTTTAACTAATGCTTCAGCAACCACTCTTAGATCCCACATGATGTTGCGCATCTCTTGACGGGTTATCATCTTACCTGAATCTAAAATATCAGAAATTTCTTTCAATGTTCTTCTCATAGTCTCCTCTTTCGAGCATGCAGGATTTGAACCTGCGAAAACTCCTGCTCCCAAAGCAGGCGCGGTGACCAGACTCCGCCAATGCTCGTATTTATATTCCCCAATTAACTGACCTCGTAATAGACAGGAGGAATTAATTATGGGAAAATTTATTAAAACAGGCAACGATGTTAAAAAAAGCTGCCAATATTGTGATCATATTACAACTGCATGTGCATTACCTAGACATGAAGCGTATTGCTACCTTAATCCTGAAAATATGGTATCTTGCCCTGTGTGTAAAGAACCTATAAAAAATTATAAGAAGAACAAAACATGTAGTACTAGTTGTGCTAATACTTACTTTAGAACCGGTAAAGATAATCCTAACTGGAAAACTTTTCCAGAGGATTGTAGTAATATAGAGCTGCCGCCTTCATCTTACAAGAAAATTTGTTTTACACATCATAAAAAAGAGTGTGTTATTTGTGGTGAAAGTAATATAGTAGAAGTACACCACTATGATCACAACCATAAAAATAACCAGCCGTACAATTTAATACCGCTATGCCCCACACATCATCGTTACTTACATAGTAGATACAAATACCTGATAAAGAATCAAGTAGATAATTATTACCAATATATAACTAGTGTTCCATCTACAGAGCCTGGCTTGTTTAGGCCAAAGTTTAAACCTTTCAACAGCTTCCTAACTTCAAGGTCATCACCAGTACTTTTACAATAACCTTTTAACCAGAGGCTAGTCTCACCTTTGCCTGCTGTCTCTTTGATCTGTCTTAGAACTATTTTAAGTTCTTTGTTAGATTTTTCAGCCAATAATCTTGCCCCTCTTGGACCTACCAAATCTTTGTCAGAGTCAGAATCAGCAAATAAACCATTAATAAGATCTTTTAACCACTTCTTCATTGTCAATACTCCTACCTTGGGTAACTGATTGCATATTTTTCAAGCATTGTACAAGGACCTTGTTTTTCAAGTCCACCCAGTGCTCCACCTGGAACTAGGCTATAACATCTACTAGTAAGTTCATCGTCTACAATGATCTCTGTTTTACCTTCACCATCGTGTCTAATCTTTGGGACATCTTCCCAACACCTAACGTACTCTGAATTCCCAGTCTTCTTTGTCTTCAGCACTACCTCTTGTAATATATGACATGTTGTCTCCTTAACTTGAGCGACCACTCGGACTCGAACCGAGGTTCCCAGCTTGGAAGGCTGGAACTCTGCCAATTGAGTTATAGTCGCTAGTTTATATCTATTTAAAGGCCGTAATAATACGCGTGATATCTTCTGTACTTAGGTGATGAATTCCTATTTTACTAACACAATATTTGCCACATTGATTAGGAATCATTATACCTAGTTTAACGCATCTAGCGGATGGACGTCCTATTTTACAACCATGACTATCCCCACATGTGTATTTCCCTAATGCGTATAACCCATCCCCCAAGAGCTTCTTTCAGGCATTCTAATACAATTAGTTGGAATCACCTTTCCTGTAGAGAGATAATATGGAATTCCATTTCGGATCTCCAAAAAACGTTGCTTTGAATATTGAGCTATAACTTTTAATAATTAATGGGAAGAGAGCAGGACCTGACCCTGCCTGTATTTAATGAAGCCAACTAGTATTACATACCATACAGTGAACCAAGACAACCTAATAGTTTCCTCATGGCCTATGAGAACTTGTTAGGGTACATCTTATACATCATCTCAACATAATTGTGTGCAGGCAGAAGGAGTCGAACCTCCACAGCCGAAGCCACTGGTTTACAGCCAGCTATCCTCTCCACGTGGTTATGTGTGCCTGCTAATCTATTCTTTTTTAGTTTATAATCCTTATAGTATAAGGACAGTTTCCATAACAACAAACAGTATTATGCATATTAATTCCATATGCCTTTGGATGGGCTGGCCGAAAAGAATACTTAGCATCTTTACAGTACCCATACCTCTCTTTAAATTTACATTTACTTTGAAACTCTTTGAACAAGGCATCAATTTTTTTAGCTGGAACCTTTAATCTCTTTTGGAACTCTTTTACTTTAATACTATCTTTCATAATAAATCCTTGCTCCCTAGGGAGGATTCGAACCTCCGACATCCTGGTTAACAGCCAGGCGCTCTGCCAACTGAGCTACTAGGAAATATTATTTAATCGTTATAATCATTCTCATTATCAGGAGAACTCTGGGCCTCTGGTTGTTTTACTATAGTCTCCAAATCAACTGCTGCGGCAGTAAGTAAAGTAGCAGCACTAACACGTGATCCACCATCCACAGTTAACTTTCTTTTAATCCGAGGATTAATCGCCTTTGGCATTTCAGAGGAAAGTTTTCTATTGGATTTCTTTTTATCAACAACGATAGTAACTTCTATATCTTTAGTTGGTTTACGTGGCGGCTTTACTGGAGGCATCTCAAAACTTTGGGTGACCCTCGGTAATGAACCACCGGTAGTTTCTATTTTAAATATGTTCTTAATTTTTGTCCAAAGCCCCATCTAATATCTCCTTATATTAATGTTAAAACAAAAAAAGGGAGTAACCTGTTATGGCTGCTCCCTTTTTAGTTATATTTATATGTGCTTGAGTATTAACTAATCATGGAGTTGCCTTGGTGGATTATATATACTGCCTTGTTCTGGGCAGACCAATCCACTCATGTTAGAAACATGTAACGATTGAATTGTATGTGTATATAATTGTTGCAAGTACATCTCCTTTTTTTTGAGAAATAAAGTCTCTCTTATTTATAGAGAGGTTAGTTTATTCATTCAATTTTTTAATATCCCTGAGTTCAATCATTGCTAATAAAACAGGACCAGCAGTAATATTTGGGTTATCCGGATTCATTATTGAGGCAATAACGGTGTCTTTTTTTACTGCAGTACCGTTATCTTGTATACTTTTCATAGCGCCGTGTAAATCATCCAATAAACGGTCTAATGCGGGTGTTTCCATGTTATTAATCTCTCCCATGTGGACAAAGTTTGGCAGAACAAGTAGTGTACATTGCTCCGACATGTTGGTGCTTATCATTATTACATTTGTTCACAGATTCACCTTCAAATCCGAATGGTTCCATAGTGGTTTTAAAATCACAAACTTTTTGTACAACGATGAAAGCCCTATGCAGACGTTTATTTGCTCTTTCTTCCATTACACGTGCCCTGTACAACTCTACAATGTCCATATTATGGATAATTTCATCTTTTGCTTTCATAATATTCCTTTAAGAGATATTTAATACTAATTTATTTAATTTCTTCCAACTCAATTTTAAAAAAGGCGTCTCCTCTAGGATTTTTACCTTTATCTACTACATTACAGATGTTAGTATCTTTATCCTTTGGACACTTATAATTAGGGTAAAGACTATTAAAACAACACAAAATACATTTTGAAGTAGTATAATCTGTGTTTTCTACCAAAACATACGTCGCTTTGAATTCGCTACCAAATTTCATTTTAATTCTCCTTAGCTATGATAAATATTAGAGGTATTATAATCGCAAGTAAGTAAATAATTTATAATACCTAGTTAACGTGAGCCGAGAAAGAGATTCGAACTCTTGACATTCCGCTTACAAGGCGGAGGCTCTGACCAGACTGAGCTATCTCGGCATAGTAGAGACAAGTTTAGTATCTATGGTGTTTATTCGCCAAAGGATAAACCACAGAAATTCGGTCTCTACTTTATTTTTAATTTTCTATTGTTAAAGGCAATTCAAGAGTGTTCTTTTCCCAATCAGGGAAAGGGTGCGCAGATCCCATGAAATCAACAAGATGCGTCCTGTTCACCGGCTCCAGAGTACCATTCCCTAAATGCTTCAGCTTGGGCTTTTGTTTTAAAACCTGTTACTTTTACTGTGTACATTTTTACATCCTTATTTTATAACTTTAATTTCCCTTGATCAGATAATTGCTTGATAGTACTAGCAATAGCCAGTCTAGTATCTTGCTCATCATCAAAATCAATACACTTTTCAGGATCATACCCGTCACCTAAAAGATTGTAAGGTGCCTCATGTATGTCACCATAGAGAATTAACTCTAGTAATTCTTCTAAATTCATTTGTTTAATCCTTTTTGTGGAGTTGCTCGGGGTCGAACCGAGGACCTTCTACGTGCAAGGCAGACGCTCATCCCAGCTGAGCTACAACCCCGTAATATAATAAGAGGTTAGTTAAACCCCCAATTTTGATTTCAGTCTATCAAATAAATTACGACCATGATGTTCTTCTTTTAAAAGAATAACTATTTTTAGATCGAGACTGTCAGGTGGGTCTCTAAGCCAAGCAGAAAACATCCTAATATTTGGAGTATCATGTCCTAGTTTATAATAGTACCAGTTTCCGCCCTTTATACAACGTATCAGCCTCATTTACCCCTTTAAAGAACCGAGGATTTTTATTATCTGATGAAGGGCACCTACTTTTATGATGTTTACCTGACATAAGATGTACTCCATAGCGTTTACCACAATTAGTGCATATTTTATTAGACAGCTTTTTCCGCAACCTTGTGGGCATCTTACCAGTATTAGCAAATCTATGTATATTATTTAGATTCATTATTATCGGCCCGCATTGATACTGCATATAGTGCCGCATCTATCAATGTTTCAAGGTCATAAAGTTTGACTAAGGAGTCTAATAGTGAGTATGAGTAATTTTCTCTGTCAGTCTCCATATTAGCGATACTAGGATCGAAGTCAAATTCCTTGATCATAGTTTCAGCTATTTTTAGTGTGTCTATTTCTTTGATTGCCATATTGTACTCCTTGTACCCGTAGCTGGATTCGAACCAGCGACCCCAAACTTAGAAGGTTTGTGCTCTTATTCCGCTGAGCTATACGGGTATGTTATTATAAATTACCGGCTTTAGCCTCTTCAAGATTCTTAGCCATTCTCTTTAATATTCTTCTACCAAGTTCTTGCAGTACATCTAGTTTCAGCATGATTAGATCTTCTTCTTCTTTTGATCTGCACTTTGCCTTCTCCAGCATGATATCTTTTAAATATACCTCGATTTCATCAGTTATTACTGTAAATGAATCTAACATTTTGATTTCCCCCATTTTCAATATTCGCGGCCACGATGGTATGTGGAAGTGGCAGACCATAGAGGACTTGAACCTCTGACACCTGGGTTTGGAATCCAGTGCTCTACCAGACTGAGCTAATGATCTGCATTGTGCAATTCTACACTCTTCCTGGAGTGTTTTCTTTTCTTCTTTTTCTTTCGTTTTCTCTTTTTTTATAATCCGTATCTTTGTATTCTTCACGCCTATTACCGCAACAACAAATTCTTGTAGGGCAACCGCATTCTTCACATTGTAACCAAGACATATTAACCTCCTAGTTCTTGTACCGACAGAAAGATTTGAACTTTCACGCCCAAAGGGCACTAGATCCTAAGTCTAGCGTGTCTACCAATTTCACCATGCCGGCTTTTGCATTATTCAGGCATTGCTGCTTTAAAATGAAACAGATCGTCATGTTCCAATACCTGACAGAGGAATTTTGTTTTAAATCCATAATTGAATTTAGGACAATTAGCCAAATCACGTTGGCCGGTAAATATACAATTTTTACACTTATTGGGATCATCTTTTTCAGTTAAAAATACTGTAGTTCCATTCAGTACCATGGGTACAGTATATCCCGGCTGTATTTGTTTTTCCATTTAAGATACCTCGTTATACCAATCCAATAATTCACCAACAGCCATGCCGGAAGCGACATCGGCTCCAAGCCTTGCGGCAGCCTTTATACGTAATTCTCCTTCCGTAAGGCCTTCCACAATCTCTATGGTGTCCCTGAGCGGAGCAGTTACTGTACGGAGTGTTTCTCCGATTGGGTCATCAATTGTTCTAACTACCTTGTCACAGGCACCATCTACTATATCACTTAGAATACCAAACATAATTTTATTTCCTTTTATTTTTGCGGAGCTAGGGGGACTCGAACCCCCCTTGTCGGCTCGACAGGCCGATGCCTTCCCCGATGGCTATAGCTCCAGGTTATATTTTAAATTCCTCTATATATATAATAT